ACGTGTGCTCTTCCGATCTTTTTCAATGGAGCCATCCCACGCCCATTCCTGAGCATCGCCATCCTTAGTGTAGTAATCCCTGTGCATATCAATGAACACGCTTTGGGTTCCGAGAATCTTTCTGACTACATTAAACTCGTTGTCGGTCATGAAGTATTCTTCCTTGTTCCTAGCATCAAAATAAGTCCAACGTTCAGGGTGATAGTCTACGTACGAACAATCATACGTTTCCGTACGTTGATGCTTTCCGCTTCCAACGGTCCTTGTACACGTGCGGTGTATGTACTCATTCCAGGCATCGTAATGACGGATTCTTGTCACGTAGCTTCCGAGATACTCCGTGTCAGCAGCATTGGACTGCTTAAACACGAACTCCATGAGGATGCCTATGAGGATGGATGGAACAATGAGTACTGCGTATTCCCACCAGGTGGTCTGCTTCCTGAAGAAAATCAACAGGAAAGCAGCAACCACGAATGGGATTAGGAATATGAATATTTCCATAAGCTGTTATTTCTTGAACAGGTCTACGTCGTTATCCTCTCCAAGCTGCATGATCATCTTTGTCTTGGATGAGGAGATGACCTTGTATTCGATAGGCTTGGTGTCAGAGATGAACCACTTCGCCGGATATGTCTTTACGAGCGTCTCGTGCTCACGGATGATATCGAGCATTCTCTCCTGTGATGTCTGGAACTCGGAACGCTGAATCTCTATGGACTGCATGAGGTCCTTGTAGAGCGAAACGTCGAAGTTAGGGTTGCTTTCCTGAATCCATTTCATAAGCGAGCCGTCTCCCTTTGAGTATCTGCCCTCAATGAGCTTCGGATAGATGGACTCGAATGAAGACTTGTATTCATCCGTAACCTGTGCCTTCTGCTGAAGAACCTTCCACATCTTGTCGTGAACACCCTCAATCTTGCCACGCTGAGCCTCTGACTGCTGGCGAAGTGAGATTTCCTGGTTGTTGTAATGGAAATAACAACCGATAACTGAACCTGCGGCGAGTACTACTATTGCGAGTACTGATGCCAAAATAATGTTTTTTACACTCATATTATTTAAATATTAAAAATTATCCACTAGAACAGCTCCTTGATTCGTCTGAAATCCTCTCCCTCTGGAACCGGGCAGTCCTTCACCCACTCCATGTCCTTCACTTTCCACATAGACAGGTCGATGTCCTTAGGGAGAAGAGCCTTCATGTCTGCGAAGAGGTTGAGACGGAGGGAGCAGTCTGGGTCGAAACAGTCGTTGAGCTCTCCATTTCTCTTCTGCTCAAGCATCTTTGCGTTGATGTCGATAAACTCTTCAACATCCACCTTCTTGTGAGGCGTGAGGCAGATTCCGTCGAACTCGTAGCTGCAATCTCTGAGAATGTCAAAATCGAAGAATGCAGTATAGAGGTAGAACTTCGATTCCGGCAAGCCCATGGCGTATTGCGTCGCCTTGATGCCTCCGACAAGCCACGTTGTCAAATGGCCGCTACCAGGCAGCAGCGGTTCTCCACCAGTGATACTAATCTCTTCGTAGTCCAGTCTGTCAACTACCGGAATCTTCTCGAAGTCGAACTGGTTGTTGCAGCACATAGGGCACTTGTTGTGACACTTTGCAGTCACCAGCAATCTTAGTTTCTTGTTCATAATACCAATATTTTGTTTATGTATATAACACCTCTATACCCATAAGAAATATGGGATAGCCACGCGAGCCGAACTTTAATTTTTATCAACTACAATATATATAATATACCATAGTAGTTCGTACTCCTTGTAAAGCCAGCATAAGTCTTCTGATACCCACAGAGCTTTGCTCGTTATGGTTGGCTTTCTCATTTCTGATATGGGCACCCGTCGTGAGGTGACACGTTGCGGGATTTACACAACCATAATGTAACTTACCTGACAGAGCAGTTTTATATATCGGTCGATAACTCCGAAGAGGACTGCACGGATTGAACCTCGTATGTATTTGCTTGGGACTTTGAGATAGGGTAAAGAAAAACCCTATCCGCCGTCTGGGTCACGCTCCAAACTTTGGATAGGGTATATCATTGTAGTTGAACTAATCAACTTCAGATAAAACTTATTTATTTGCTAGCGCGTGACTTCTAACAAGCACTGCAAAGATACGACGATTATTCTTACCCTCCAAATGCCTGATTTGTGTCAAAAATCCGCTCATTCAAGTAAAAAGTAAAAACAAAACTCTCGAAAGTGCTGATTTGGCTAGATGTTTCGATTAGAGTAAAAACAGGAATTTGTGCTATTCATTAAAGTACTGAATATTTACATTAACCCTTTTTAAGGAAAAAGAGCGCTTTTCGGTGTGTTTTTAGTGGTGACTTTAAATAAAATAGCCGCCCATCTGTAAGTGGATAAGCGGCTATAGTGTACGACAAACTCCGATTACAGATGCCCTATATCCTCCTTGGATATCCAGGTTCCGTGACTCGGCTGTTTGTCAAGGGTACAACCGGTAAGGTCCTTCACCCCAAGCTCCTTGCACAGATCCTCGTCATGAAAGTCAGCGTAGCACCACCACTTTGTCTCTTTGGTGGCGGTATCCTGCAATTCTAGTACGACATGAGGATAAAAATGATGTTCTGTACTTATGACTTTGTACATATAAGTTAAATTCGTTAATTGTTGTTGAACAAATATTGTTTTCTAAAATAAATCCACTATCTTTGCACATGTCTTCGGAAGACTTTAATCGAACCTTTATGGAATAGAAATAAAAATAAACTTCCGTTGACGGTCAATTCTTCGGAATTGTGGATTTAAACGCTCATAAAGAGCAAATTTCTACTATCGTAGATGTCAGACTGTAATGGTCTGTGGTAGCCCCGGCTTAGGTCGGGGCTTTTTCGTTCTACAGCATCCGAAGAGATTCACTTTAATTGCTTTTTGAGCAAATTAAATATCATATTTTCCTCTGCTTCGTCGAGGTTATAACAGGCGTGAGGGAGGATGGTAGTTTTCTTGTTATCTCGATGCAAATAGATAATATTCGCATTCTCATGCCATGGACGTGATTTATAGCATCGCTTCACCATCTCAGAGAACGACGTGTTCTCATTTCTTGCGAAGCTGGAATCCCAGGCGTTCAGGAGTGCAACGACCTGCTTCCAACTTAATTCGCTAAAGTCGATATTTCCATTTTCCTTCACCGTCTTTTCTAATATATTCTCCATATTCTTTTCGCTTAGCCGTGATGCGATAGGGCTGAATGGTTATTATTTTACTTCATTTTAGTCTCCAATAGCATCCGTGAGTCTATCGACAAGGAAGCTGCAAACTTCAGACAGGCTGTTCGCGCTTTGGCGGAGCAGCATCATTTCTGCGACAGCGCTTGCGTCTTGCTTTCCATCGTTTTTTGGGTATGCCAAGTCAAGCATATCAATGCTATGATTACTAACCAGGTCATTGATCAGCTCATAAACATTATCCACCTTGTTTCTGGCTGCAATTAAATTCTCTGTTGTCATATTCTTTTCGCTTAACCGTGTTGCGTAGGGCTTGGTTGTTAATTGCAGGAGCCGAAGCTCCCTATTTTTGGCTAATCGGGGCCGTTTTTAAAATCCTCTCCTACCCTCACGGGCAAGAGAGGACGAAACATTATTTAATTCACCGCCCGTATGGCCGATAGCGCAGCCCCATTTAATATGGAAAGTATCTTTGGCAGGGAGTATTGCTACTCCCCGGTTTTGGCTAGTTGCCGTTAAAGATTACCTGGAATGGAATCGCAAGCTTGTCGGTATCAAGCGGAACCTCGCATTTGATTCCGTAGATAGAATCAAGATGGCCCAGGGCATATACCTGCAAGCTCATCTTCTCCTTGAACTCCTCGATGCTGTCATACTCGCTCTCCAAAACGATGTCTGAAGGGAACTCCTCAAAGTCTTCCATCTCATCAACATAACGCTCGTTGAGCATTCGAAGCTCGTTAGCGAAATCGTCGTACGTCTTGATTTTGTACTCAGCCGCATCCTTCCAAACATCAAGAAGCTCCTGCTTGAATTTCTCCTCACACTGCTTCTTTCCTTCTTCCATCAAATTCTCTGAAATTCCTGTTAACATAATTCTATAATTTATTGGTTAATACTATCTATCAGTAAATTTGTGAGCTGGGTTGCCGAAAACCAAGGTTCGAAGCGCACTTTTCTTCTAATGAGCTCCTTCTTGATGATTTCCGATACGCAAGACACTTCCTTTTCAAGTTTTTCTGCCTTGCGCTCTGCCTGTCCCTGCTCTATCATCGCTCTGTACGTATCTTCTACATCGCAGATGCCAGAGAGCTTGTCGAGCCTTCTCTTTAATGACATGGAGTTCTTGATAAGCTCACCTTTTGTCATACTTTTGAGACTTTCCTTATAAGCTATCGCTTCTTCTTTTTTCATAATTCCTCATTTTTAGTTAATAATGGCAGGAGATGGCTATTGGCCACCTCCAGTTTGGCTTAGTCCCTCATCTGGCTCGTCGTCGTCCTTATCATAGACTCCGAATAGCTTGAGGGTGTTGCTATCGATTTCCGTCTTTCCGACGATGTAGCGCATCGTCATCTGAATGTTAGGTTTGCCGTTTGATAGATGGCCCATCATGACGGCAATTTGTTCTAGCGGTACTCCTTTCTTGGAAAGATTCGTTGCGAACGAACGTCTGCCTGTGTGTGAGGAGATGAAGCGGTACTTCTTTCCGGTCTCCTCCCTTCCGGCCTTAAATACCTTCGTGTTCGCATCTATTCCGCATTCACGGCAGATGTCACGAAGAGTTCGGTTGAAGGTCATCTCGCTGATTTCGCCAGGTAGAGGTTCGACACCCGTGCCGCATACCAGGAACGGACGGAGCTTCTTGTGAAGAGGAACCCTTACCTCTGTCTTGGTCTTCTGTGCTACATACACCAGGAAGTGTCCGGTATCATCGATGTTCTCGGGGGTTATCCTCTGACAATCGCTGTAACGAGCTCCACAGAGGCATTCCATGAGGAACATGCGCTGAACATATCTCTTCGTCTGTCCTCTTGGATTGTAATTGATGATTCTGTTTATCTCCTCATCCGAGAGATAGACGGACTGGACAGGAACAGCCTTCGTTCTGAGTATCTTTCCGAATGTAGGACTGTTAATATCCTTCGTCGCATCGTTCTCACGTATCACCGCCTTGATGGTGGCGCATACGGTCTTTGCGGAGTTTGGAGCGTAGTTCTCCTTGATCTTCTCAAAGAGGTCACGGAGGTTGTCGTCAGTGATGTCTTCCCACAATGGCTTGTGGCCCAACAGCTCATCGAACATTCTCACGACCTTAATGAACTTCGGATACTTCCAAATGTAAGCTCCGTAGAAGGTGTTGTGCCTCCATTCGTTGCCGTGATAGTCGGATAGCCAGCCCTGCTTGATAGCGAGCTTGTACTTCTCCTGCTGAACAGGGCTTAACAGTCGTTCCCAGTCTCTTGTCTTGATTCTTAATTCTTCTGTCATAATTCTAACTTTTTGGTTTATAGTGCAAAGGTAACAAAGTTTATTTTATAAACCATCACCTTTTCCGTTTTTAACGCTAATTTAACCTTCCGAAGCAGTCTGCTTCTCGACTGATACAATTTCTATCGTATCATCATTCCATTCATTCCATACGCTCGCGTAGTCATTTGCCTTATCTTCGGCATCTCTTTCTGATTCTGCAAGGAATACATAAGGCTCATCCATGTCAGCAGTAGTTCCATCTTCATAGATGAATCTGTACTTTGCCACATAAGTGCTGACGTATCCACTCAGTTCGTTATTCAACCCTGTCGCAATATCAGCGAGTAGCTCGACCGATACGTTATCGTCCAATGCACTTACCTTGTGAGGCTCTTTGTAGTAGCCAACACCGACATTTATGACGAAAACCGGGATGTCGGTATCACCACTACCTACCTCTACGATATCTACAAGACTGCTATTGTTGACAACTACAGGCCAGCCAAGTTTTTTCTTCTGCACATTGTGCTCTCTCATGATCTCACGGATGGTGCATGCAAGCTCCATCTTTGCTGTTGAACGCAACTCGTCAATCTTGTCTTTCAATACTGTTCTATCCATAATCTTAATATTTTGGTTTAACTTGATGCCCGCCGTTCCCGGCAGGCTTGTTTGGCTTAGTCTTTTCTTTCGATATCAAGACCCGTAAGCACGCCTTTCATATAGGCTAATGTCTCTTCCTTGCATTCCGACAGAAACTTCTGGCAGCCATCAATGATAACGCCATACTTACCGCTCGGATAATTCTGTAGAGAGCACGAGTGGTAATACTTTCCGGATTTCTCCTCGATTTCTCCTGCGAGTAGCTTCCCTTCGTCGGTCTCATTTGGACGATTTTCTGGGTACTCATCGTAAAAATACTCGTGCCATAAATCTAGTAGCATATCCTTGCAATCCTCCATATCTTGCAAAATATCCGATAATTTGTATGGCGCGCCGTTAACACCATGTCCATCCTCGCCAATCCATTTGCTGGCTTCCTCGTCAGGATCGAAGTCGCTATAATATTGGTACAACTTATCCATGAAGTCAGACTTATTGCCATTCTCGAACCAAATTGTGGCGATGAAATCTTGGCCTTGTGGGGAATACTTCTCTAACTCGACGCAAACCTCACCTCTTTCGTTAGGTGTATCGTCAACATTATAACTCCATCCTAAATTCTCTGCTAATTTCAAAAAATCATTCATATCTTTAATTTTAATTGGTAAAACATTGCACCCTCCGAAGAGGGCTTTTTAGGCTTCCGTGTAAGCGAGAATCTGTATGTAACGCATCTCGAAATTGACAAAGATGTCAAGATATATGCCATCGTCAGTAAGGAGCGTGGTTCCGTTGTTTTCCTCGGTGATGATCTTATTTTTCTCTGTGCCCATGAGGTTATTTACCAGGTCGTTTGCCACCATGGCCAAGCGAGTCTTGTTTGCACTATCTTTTATCCATCTGACAACCATTGCGTTGTCATAGACCTCTGCATGACAAGCGTTTGAATAAATAAAACCGACCGCCTCGTTGCAGTAGTCGTCCGTATATTTACCTTCATCGAACATCTTCTCCCACAGAGGCTCATAATAGAGTTCGTTCTCCATGTCATACCTGTCAAACTTGCTTACATTTACATCTACTATTTCCATAATCATTCTATTTAATTGGTTAATACTGGGAGCGTGAAACTATGATGTTCCACGCATTTTTTCGGCTTTACACCGGCAGAGACACGATGTATTCTTTCTTTTTCTTTCGTGTTCTGCTCTTCACAGTGAATCCACAAAAATCTCTCAGCCACCCGGCAGCATTGCCGATGAAAGGCTCGTTCACCATAAGGATAGGACGAAGCATCCCGTTTTTCTTCATGCTCTGATAGTCGATGAAGTCGAACGGGTCATCCGGGTCATCGCACTTCTTCTCCCACACGCTGACATCGAGATAGTCGATGAAGTCTCCCTCTGGCGGGTTATCCATCTCGATGAATCTCTTCGGCGTAAGGAGAATCGTATCCTTAGGCTCGTGGGTCATAAAGAAATTCTCTATAACCTCGTTGAACTTGTTCATGTCCATCTGTTTCTGGACAATGCCCTTTCTCTTCATGATGTCGGAAGCTTTGAGCATTCTTGTTCCTCTTCTTGCTGTTGCCATAATTCACAAAATTTTAAATGGTTAGACATAGTACCCTCCGAAGAGGGCTTTTGGCTAGTGTGCAAGGAATCCTACCGCCTGACCCTTGCCGATGGACCAGCATAGTCTGTCTTCCTTCAGGCACTCTGTGCAGTTTCCGGTACATAGACGTGTTCCTTCCGGAGCAGACGTTCCGCTCTCGAAGATAGGATGCGCCTCCGGGAATCCGTGGCGGTTATCCATATTGAGACCAAGCCATCCGCTGAATAGGATGTGCATGTTCTCTGGGATTACGTTTCCCTCATCGAGATATTCGTTACACACATCGAACATCTTGGTGAACGCTAGAAACTTGGTATCCTTATGCTTGCGAGCAATCTCGCACATTTTGTCAAGATACCATTTGTCCTGGATGTCACCACCGATATGGAATCGGAACGCACGAGGGAATCTGTAGTCAAGATATCCGTCAATCTCCTTGAAGTATCGCTCAGGATCCTCGTGGTAGATTGCAGAGTTGATGGATCTCGTCTTGATGACCTCCTTATAGATGAGGTCGTTTCGGAGGTCATAGCAGCTCTTCGCACAGATTGCGCAGTTACCGCAATCCATTACAGGGATAAGCGATACAGATGGGATAGCTCCCAATTTGCTATTACCCTCACTGATCTTGACGTGCAGGTTCTCTACATTCTCCAATGCGTTCTCGTAAGCTGCCTGTGCCTTAGACAGGCGATTCTTCATACCTTCCTTGTTTAATGTCCAGTAATTTCTACTCATAATTCTAATTTAATTGGTTTATACTTGGGGAACAAAAAACCGGCGTGTCTCACGACAGACCGGCTTGAACCATTTAAACAAAATCTAGTTATGATAAGGAGTCAGCCGCTGTTAACGACTGACATGTTTGGCTAATCTTTCGGCACGTTCCAGTGGAATGAAATCGTTGCTTCATCGTCGTAGATGCTCATCGATATCACTAGCTTGCTGCCTTCTCTCTCGTCATCTATGTACTGCTTGTACGCCGGAATCATAGAAGTGAGGAGGTTACATTCGTCTTCCGTCATGTTTTTAACAACTGCATTTCCGAAATCATCAAGCTTATCCGTACTGCGAAATGGCTGCGGAATGCATTTTATCTTGACGATGTTGTCCTTGATTGTTGCCATTACCGGAACACCGGCAATGAATCCGAGGTATGTATTCCCGGAGAATGCATAGCTTCCGTCATCGAACATGTTCTCTTCCCACCAGTCAAGCATAACATTCTTGTTATCTAGAGGTGCAGGAACAAGCGAATTCACATCAATCTTCTCTTTGATCTCTTTCATAATTCTTTATTTTATTGGTTAAACATTGAATCGGTTACCGAATCAGTAACCGACTTTTGGCTAGGATGGCTCCCGGCTGGCGCCTTACTTTAGTAGTTTGATCTGGAGAGCTTTAGCTCGAAGGATTACCTCCAGTAGTAACTGGAGGAGATCCTTCCGTTGCAGAAGCTCTTGTAAATTACTGCCGGACCACCATTCTTTAGGCGGCGAACCTTACATCTTACTGGTGATTACTTCTTCCACTCGTTAATCTTGCCCTGGATGTCGATATCGTTCTCTATAATGAGCTGCTTGAGAACACCGAGCATTCTCCAGCCCTGCTCATCATAGAGCTTTGCTTTAGACTCAATCTCCTTCAACGAGTTGGCTTCTGACATCTTTCGTCCGTTTTTCCAGAATCTGGCTCCGTGGAACATAATGAGGTTTCTCATCGTGTAGTAGGAGCCAGAACCTTTGTAGGCATTGATGAATGCGTCAGACTGCTTGGTATTCCATTCTAGATGTTTGCGGTTCTTGTTAAACTTGTGAACTGCATCATAGAGCTGCTTGTATGTAGGGACAGCCGCCATCTCGTTAGCAATCTCTCTGAGAGGTGTGTAGACTTTCTTTTCCAAGTCGCAGACAAAGATATCCTTGTTCTGAAGACGTACGTACGGCGTTCCCTTGCAGGTATGCTTGTATGCCTTCTTCTCGTTTCCGTCCTTGTCTTTCTTGACATTCCAGATAAGATTGTTATCTACGTAGCTGCGGAGCTTGCTGATGTAGTCAGTAACCATGTCGCTGGCAACGTCGCCGTTAAACCATCGGTTTCTAGCACCGACATTGTCAAGGTCTCCGTGCTCAGACATCTTTACCTGAGCATAGAGCTCATTCTCCAGCATGCGCCACTGGTACTCGTATCCCTTGCGCTGTAACACCTCGTTGAATGACTTGTCGTCCTTCTCCATGTCTCGCAACATGTGGAACATCTGCGACATCACCCAGCGGCGGAACAGCTTCCAGTTGTTCACGTATCCACCCTCGACAATCTTCTTGCCTACCGCATCGATGGTTGCATCGTCCATATCAACAGGGACCGCTGCACCATTCTCGATCTTGATAAGCTGCTCATCGCCGAGAGGGAAGTACTTACTTACGTCAACGCCTGCTGCCTTAAGAGCTTCGAGACGCATCTGCGCCTTGGTCTTCTTACCTGCACCAGCTGCATTAACCTCTACATTGTTAGCTACTACCTTAAGATTCTCACCAGTGATTGTTACAATCTGCTTCATAATTCTATAAAATTTAAATTAGTTTGTAATAAATTATTTAACTCTAGTGGATGAGGCTCATGCCCCACCCTTGTTTGGCTCAATCCAGTCTCTGAGGATAATCAGGTCCTTGTCGTTCTTGGATTGCCAGAACCACGTTCCCCATGAGTTGCCCCACCAGAGGTTGCCTCTTAGAAGCTGGACCAGTACGTATAGCTCCAGCTTGCATCGAGCTACCTCTCTCCGCTCTCCGTACATCATATCTTCGTCTGAGAGCTCTTTCTCAGGCAAAGCCTTGAAGTAGTAGCGGCGATGTGATTCGGAGCGTTCTGACGGCACAGAATGCTTGTACGCTGCGTATCTCTGCTCGATGCCAACAAACACAACCTCGGGTGTAAGGTAAGGCGTGTCTTTCGGCTTGTCTTCCTCGGACATTACTACCTTGCCGTTCACTCTACATGTTCTCTTCTGGAAGTTGATGGTGAACTTTGCACCATTCTCAACCGCATTAATAATCTCGTCGTATGTCATAATTCTTGAAATGTTGGTTAATAGGGATAGTGCTTATTCTAGCACTATCAAATTGGCTTCTTCGAGTTCATCCTTACTCAGTACATCTTCGTCTTCTCCGATGTGGATATAGAATTTATCTCCGTTCGCCCACTCCATTGCACGCATATACAACCAGTGAGCCTCCTCGATAGAGAATCCGTCTGCGCTCACAGAGTCAAGCATCTCGCCCATGCAAACTTCGGATTCCCAGTACGCTTTCTTGATTTCCTCAAGCTTCTTTAGTAATTTACTGTCCATAATTCTCAATATATTGGTTAATAGGAGTGCGCTCAGAGAATCTGTTGCGTAACTATAAGGTCTTGATTAATACTGTATCTGAGTCCTGACGGATCCAGGTAATCACCTGGATGCTCAGGATGATTGAAACAGTATTGTACAATTTATTCTCCTTGCGCACCATTCGGCTCGCAATAACCTAGACTTATCTCATGTATTATGTTGCATGGATATATGTTCACGATTCGACCGGCGTGATGCAATTCACTTTTGGTTGTTTGTTGGTACACTCATAGGGCTGTTGCCTTCCTCTATCTTGACGATTGAGGGATCTTGCAATACGCGAGATTTCTGGTATTACCAGACATATCGCGTTGATACAGAGATCGCGACATAAAGAATTCCTCCTCGTGTACCTCGTTTGGCAATAACGTTGTCTTTATCTGAGAGCGTGGCACGTAGCTATAGCAGCTTGATTGGGGCTGTTATAATCGCCGGATGACGCTGGGGATTCCCAGCATTAGCCGGCGAGTACAACAGTCACTCATAAATTCACTCTCCTCTAAAGACTACCCTCGTGCTTGGGTAATTCCCTGACCGATGGCTCGGTACAATACTTTATGATTCTGATTTCAGCACAGGATTCGCCAGAATAGGTGATCCAGGATCGAGTGCAAACAGCACGAATATCCAGGATCACCGACTCTGGTTAAGAGAACCTGTGGTATTAAACATTGCCATCCTTCAGGGAGTGGTGGTGTGCGCCACCGGTGTAAGTCATACGGACTGGCACATTCCTGTACTCTATTGATGAGCTACGCCTTGTGCGTCATACGAGGGGCCCGAGGTGTCTCAAGTTGTAAACTTGGATAACTCGGTCCCATCGGATGATGTTTTCGAGGCCTAGCCTGAATCTATCCGTCCTTCTCTCACGTCCGTGTGCTCGGTTGCAGAGTATGCCGGTCAGAAGATACTGCGCATATCTTTATCAGTTTGATAGCATCCTGGTGGAGAGGATCGCAGGACCATCTCTGATTCAGAGATAGGTCCGCGATCGTGCGAGACCGGATGGTTAAATCGTCGCTCTTCATTCCGGCAAAATCTTTGCGCTAGGATGCTCATCTACAAGGTATTAACCAATGTGTTGTACGCTGCCCTGCTCGTTCGCAAGGCATTCTGGGCACAACCGATTGATAGATACCCCTTGATTTCGCTCTCTGTCTTACCCCTGTTGGCTTTCACGTTCCTGCCACGGCCTCGGTCTATGCAACCTACAGCCTGAGTCTTCACGTATCCGAGGCCACCGACTTTTCTCTTGCCTGTCTTGACCGCACGGATGCAGTCCATGACGAAGGTGTTGAGTTTGTCGATATCCTCTTTCACGTTTATGACCGGAAGAACCTGAGTAGCCCAGGAATAATCGCAGTACCCCTTGTAGAGATATCTGTTTACTGCATTGATGGCTTTCGTCATCGTGGTATCACGCTTCTTTATCGTCCTTTTCTCAATCTCCTTCTGGAAGGTCTTGATACGTGTGGACGATAGGGATATATTATGACCCTTGATGGAATATCCCAAGAACTTGAACCAGTGATTAGCGTCAAGATACTCAACCTTCTTCGGATTGAGCGTCATATGCATCTTCTCCAGCTCGCTCTTCAGGATATCCATGGCTTTCTCGTAGTCCTTGCCAACGAAGAGAATGTCATCAGAATAGCGGACGTAATATCCGTTCAGACTCGATAACATCTCATCTATATGGTACAGAACCACGTCTGCCAGCCATGCAGCAACAGAGCATCCCTGCTTTAGGGACTGATACTTCTTGCAGAGGTTATTGTTCTCGTCAAAATACAGGTCTGTGTGATAGTAGTCACGAATGACATCTATCAGCGCAGACTTTCCGTACTTCTCCTCTACTCTGTCAAATGCCCAGTCGATGAATCGGATTGGCACGTTGTCAAAGTACTTGGATAAGTCGGACTTGAATCCGATGATTTTTCCATCTGCTGAGTATATTATCCGAGAGACATCTTGTACAACACGGCCACAGCCGATACCTTTCTGATACGACGTGCAGCGCGGATGTACCATCTCCGGCATCAGCTCGAACAACTGGTCGTTGGCTATACTTAAGAGGATTCTGTCCACAGCCTCGTTCACATAGACCGTACGGAATTCTCCGTTGTCTTTCGGAATCTTGGCTGTATGAGGCGGCATTATCTTGTAATTGCCACTCTTGATCCTCTGATACATAGCCAGACGAGCCTTTGGTGTTGTCAGCTGATACATTACTGCTTTGTTCATGTCCTTGAATAAGCCTTTTTCAATGGCATACTGCCATCTGGCTTTCTCAAAGAACATCTCTAGGATTTTGTCTTCATTCATAATTCTTCTAGTTTTGGTTTGTGTGGTGGCATATGACCACCTTTTTAGCTAAAACCAATATTCTCCAGAGCATTCGTCATAGTGAGGGTAATAATCGGATGATGCCTGGTCCGCATCGTAATCCATCTGAGCCATCTCCTCCGCTACTGCCCTATCTCCGCACTCACGGAAATATTTCTCTTCCAATTCTTTTTGCATTTCTCTTGTCATAATCGTAATGTTTTGGTTATTGGTAGGGAGATTACTCTCCCCGTTTGGCTAGTCGATGTGCTGGAGTGCTGCGCTGTCATCTTCTTCGGATTCTCTCCAGTACTCCTGATCTGGTTCGATCTCGATAACCTCACCTGAGAAATTGTCAGCGTCAAGAATAATATCGCTATTATTATAGGCATCCTGCACTTTCTGTACGGCTTCATCCTCACTCTCAGCATCAACGCTGACTACCTTGTTCAGATGTTCCGTGACTGATACGTAATATCTCTTCATAATCTTTAATAATTTGGTTAATAATGTCAGAGGGATTGCTCCCTCCGTTTTTAGGCTAATGCGTTCAATACTCTGTGTGCGTTGTATGCGACAGGATTCTGATACTTCATCTCCGCATTGATTCTACGCTCACAAATCTCAATGCATCTCTCGTGTGCAATATTCTCGGATAATGCATCAAACTCGATATGGGTGCTGCCAGATGATGGCTTGCCCACACAATACTTGTGCCCGTCACGATAGCACACGATTTTTCTGTTCACTCTGTAGATAGTTCTACTTCCCTTCTGTGAAATTGTAATCTTTCCCATAATTCTTTATAATTTGGTTGATAGAACCCACGGATGAGCGTGGGCAATTAAGCTCTGTTGTAAAACTCCTGATACTCAGATTTCATGCTGGAATCTATGCGGGACTGGCATAGTGATTTCGTTTCACTCCTGCCATGTGTGGTAAACGTAGACCAGCATCCACGCTTAGCGTCCCACACACACCACCATACTCTCCCATCAAGAGCGCGACGCTTCTTGGGGATGAATCTTCTTTTTGTTTCATTCATAATCTCTGTATTTTGGTTCATAGAAGAGGAGCATGCAAGCTCCCCTTGTTAGGCTGTTTCTTTTAGTTTGATTCCATTCTCTTCGAGAGCGACCTTGATCAGTTCGTCAGAGTCCTCGTAGTACTCTCCCCAGCAGGAGTCAATCTGCTCCCAGTCGTAGCCGTCCTCCGGCTCACGACCTATTTCCGTGAAGACTTTCTTGTAATGGACTTTCTTCTCTAATACGAACCCCTTGACATCTCCCCACATCCAAAGACCTATGCACTTAACCTCATACTCAAATAAGTCCAAGGCTCGCTTTCTCCAGTTTTTTGTATTAGTGTCACAATATTTGGAGAAACGCTTCTTGTCGCAGTAGGCATATCCGCTGACATAATCTCCCTGACTGTAGCCAGTAGATGACCACTCGTAGAATGCAATATCCTTGCAGTCATGCAGAAGATACGTGAAATCGTCCTCTTCGAGGATATCACAAAGATCCTCTCTATAGTCGAATCTCTTCAAGTCGCTCGGATAGAACTCTTCGTGGTTGTACCACTCACCCTTGTACAGATTCTCAAGATACCACATGTGCTCGCTCTTGTCATAGCGCATACGGAAGCTATCGACATTTTCGCTATTGATGTAGTCGATAATCTTCTTTTGTGACACATATTTGCAGACAAGCTCTTTCAAAGCATCCTCTGCATTTTTAGCGTCAACTTCGCTGCTGCAACCACGAGACAGACCTCTATTGTATCCGTATTCGGAATAGTCCCAGAAGTAAACTCCCACCAAATCCCATTCTGTGCAAGGGCATTCGGCATCCTCATCCTGGTAAATGGTGATTCTGTAATCACCGATTTCCTTCTTTGCAAATTCGTAACTCATATCTAATATCATTTAAATGGTTTAACATTGAATATCCCCATGCTAGGGGATATTGTTAGGCTTCCTCGTAATCTTCCTCCATCATGGAGTGAATCTCTTCAAGCTCGTTCGAGAAATTATACTGGATGTTGTACGTACCGAATGCTTTGAAATACCATTCCTCAAGATACTCTCTGTCCTTGTTCGCCTGCTCGCTGTCCTCTGCGGCATCAAGTCTGGCTACCATGGCAGGATACAAATCGTAGTAATCGTCGCCATCGTAGTCCGTCGCCCAGAACGTACCTGTAACGTGTCTGGGATAATCGTTGTACAGATTGGCAAAATTACCAATCATGCGCTGGTCACTAAGATGGAGGTATTCCTTCATTCCTCTGTTTGCCTTAAGAGTAAAATTACACGCTAGAGACTGAATACTCTCTCCGCTGCAATCGGCAATGAATTCCTCCATTTCCTCTGCGTCGTCGAAATTCTCCAGGCACTCACGAAACAAACTCTCGATAACCTTGGCAAAGCTTTCTACACCGATATAATCGGCTATCTTGATAACCTCACCCTTGCTGATATCAACTTCTACAATATTCTTTTCCATAATTCTGTTATTTAAATGGTTCATAATGGTTCCCTCCGAAGAGGGATTTTAGCTTATTAAACTCTCGTTGAGCGTGTACGTATCAATATCGTACTCATAATCGGTTCCGTCGGTACACTGAGATTGGTGGCGGTAACCACGCAATTCCTCAATCTGCTCTTTTGTTGCTCCATCGTCCTTGGCTACCTTACAACATCTTCTGATACTACCTGCTACAACAAGTAATTCACGGCTATCGTATGTATGCCAGTTGTCTGTGCGATAGAGCGCATAAATTTTCTTTGCCATAATTCTATTTTTAAATGGTTCGTAATGGTTCCCCACATTATCGTGGGGAGTTTTAGCTAGAACATGACGACACTCCAATAGTTGCTGTAGAAATACTTGTACGCTTTAAGCTCATCTGTCTCTGGAACATCTGTAACATCTAGCTTGCCGGTATCCTTGTTCACCTCAGCTACTGAGAATGTATTGTCGTGAGTCCACTTGATGAGGTCCACGCGTCTTGCCGCATTCTCTGCTGACTCGACGATTTCACACTTCAGCAAATCGTCATTCAGGATTTTCTCTAATTCACTCATAATTATAGATTAATTATAGTTACACATTATTTCTGTCTCACTGATAATTTCAGCACAATACTTGCAGCGATGGCACATTATGTAGCCTTTTGCCAGTAATTTGCTGAACTTCGGGTATGGGCATTTCTCGCCCATGCCAGCTCTCGTAATCTCAATTTTCTTCATATTTCAATCTTTTTGGTTAATAGAAATCCCCACCCGTGGGAGTGAGGATTGGTTTGGCTTAATACAGACAAGCTCTGAAACAAAGCTTGTCGCTTATCACACCATCTTTCTGCAATCCGTCCTTCCAGTCATTGAAAGTCATGTTCAAGTCAAGGTTGAACTTTGTCTTCTTGCCAGTGTAGTCGATACCACACTCGTCACAAAACTCCCAGAATGCCTTTCTCAGCTCCTTCTGGTTCGTGTACTGAAATTTATTTGCCATAATTCAAATAATTTATCTGGTTAAACAATAGAAGGCACGCTCATGCATGGGCGCACCTTTTTAGGCAAATACTACTCTTCTTCATCTTCATCCTCTTCCTCTTCTTCATTGTCTTCTTCGTCAAGACAATAATAGCTGTCAAGCTCATCTGTGCCGGAGTAGCCTTCATCTTTACACTGCTCGTAACTGCGTAGTCCTGTCTTGGCATAAATAATGTCTGTCATCGTTTCCTCGTTCAAGCCATTTATGTCCGTGACAAGTCTAACCTCGTCCTCTGTGGCGATATTGTTGTCAATAATGAAATCCCACACAGCATAGCCTCAATACTTTCTTTCATATCCTTTGAATATTTAGTTAATAATAGCTCCTACGTGTCTCCACGCAGGATTTTTGGCTTAACGCTCCTCTACTTTCACGCTCACGGCATAAGGCAAGTCATCTCTGTCAACCTCCTTCCATTCATACTCAACGACAGTGCTCATGTGTCTGTTCTCCATCTTATAGATGGCGCCATCTATAGTTCTCTTACTGATGGTGCATCTCGTTTTCTCGACCTTGAACTTGACGTGAGCCTTGTATCCGTCATTAGTGAAATCAACGAGTCCTTCTCTTCTCGCAACTGCCACACATCCGTGGAATGCGTTAATGAACACGTACTTTTCTCCATCGAAATACACGTCAACGCGCGTATTGTTCTCTGTTCTCTTTATATACTCCATATCTATTGTATTTTTAGTTCAACATGGTTTCTGTGCAGATAGACTGCACAGAATGTTTGGCTAAAATCTTCTAGGACGCATGTACGCACGCTCAATCTCCTGAGCTTTCTTGTCCACCCGAGCTGCACGTCTGTAATACTCGCTCTTGTCTAGCTTCTTTCGTCTGCACTCCTCGCTGATAACTGCCTTGTGGCTCGCTACGAGCCTTGCAAGGAACTTTCTGTCTCCGTCTGTCATAATTCTAAATTTTGATTGGTTGATAATAGAAGCAGGACACAGGACGTGCCCCGCAGTTTTGACTACTTGTTGTCACACGAGATATGGCTAGGGCAGCAGTACGTCGTCCCGTTGTGTATGCCTAAGAAACAACAGCCTACACATTTATCTGTTACGACATCCCACGCGCGCTCTATTCCGTGTCTGTCAGTTACTCTTACTGTTTCCATAATTCTAATATGTTTTGGTTAATAGCAGACAGCACATTATCGTACTGCCCAGTTCTGGCTAGAGATTGTACACCGGACTTTCTGAAGCATTCAGGATAGAACTGCCGGTGAGAATGGAGAATGCACAGGGATCAAAATCATCGAAATTCTTCATCCTCTCAATTTTCTTCTGTATCGCAGCACGTATGGACGGCATATTCCATCTGCCGTCGATACGCATGACAGAATCCATGCCCACCATCTCTACGGTTTCTTCTTCATCCGTAAATCTCATGTTCACAAGGTCAAACTTGTTAATCTTGTGGTAAAATTGTACCCATTTACTCATAATTCTACATTTTTGGTTTGTAGGAGAGGGAGATAAAACTCCCTCATTTTTCAGGCTGTGTGATCAGCGTAAAAGCTATGAGGCCTGGTATAAGACGAGAAAATTCAAAAGCTTCCCGTACTCGAAATCTATCTTCTCACGGCTGTCGTATACGCTCAAATGCACAAAAATGTTATCCTGCATCTCGTCACACTTCATAATAGCGGCATACGCTGTAACGTATTCCCCATTTGGACCGACGCTTACATTTATTGTCAAATACTCGTCACCGAACAAATCACGCTGCATCCCCTGCAATTTAGGCAGGACGGTGTTACGCAGATAATTTCGCTTTTCTTCCCATTCAGGGTACTTTAATTTCTTCATAATCTAAAATATTGGTGAATAGTATGCGTGACAATCGCCACGCACGTTTTAGCTCATGCACAATATAGCTATCTCCGAGAAGCTTTTGGAGATAGCCTCCTTGCTACGATAATCTCTGTAGCCCGTAGTATTGTTGTTGTGCCACTGGCGTGCTGCAATCTTGATTTTCTCCATCTCATGCATGAGCGCACGCTCAAAATTCTTCTGTGATTTTCTGTCTTGCATAATTCTTCCGTTTAAAGGGTTTAACATAGTATGCCCAGGAAAATGCCTGGGCACATTTTTGGCTAGCCCTGCTCGTATTTGTTTAGCAGGAAAATCAGAATGCAGCCGTCTCCGTTCATGAGCATCTGACATTTGTCCTCATCTGTAATGATGTGGGCGCAATTCTTTGCAAACATAGGAAACGGTTCATCCTCCATCTCGTCATGATATACAGCCAGGTATGTTCCCGGCAGCAGAGGACGTGAATCCTCAGGATCGCCGCCGAACTCATCGCACGCCTGTATAGGACATAGAACTCTTTGGATAGATGTGTGTGTACACATATCTTCCTCGCAGTCCATGCCCATCATGATATCAATTAACTCACACTTGCTTAATTCTTTTGTTAATGTCTTGAACATATTCTCAATATTTTTGGTTAATACTAGATACCGCCCGAATATCTCCAAGCGGTAGTTTTGGCTAGTCACAGATATCCTCTATCTGCTGCTGGATGGCATCTATCATTATAGCAATTATAAATAGACCGCACATTTCAAGAACCGCAGAATATAAAACAGCTTGAAAATCTCCAAGCACAAATCCTACGATGGCAATTACACCACACACGAAACTCACGATAGCCACGAGCGCAGCAGATAGCACGCCCTTTCTTACGATATACTTTTCCATAATTCTCTTGTTTAATTGGTTATATTATCGTACTGCCCAAATTGAATGAGCAGTTTTTAGGCTGAATGTTTCCAAGCACAATTATCGTACTTTTCAAATCTATTACACTCCAGGCAGGATGAAATTTTCCAAGCGGAGTGTGGATCGCCACAGCTCACGGAAATACCACTTGCCAATTATCGTACTGCTCCAGAATATTCCAAGCACAATTCCCCAAAATATTCCAAGCAGAATTACGATAATATTCGTACTTGCTAGCATAACAAATGCCGGCACACTCTGAATAAATCCAAGCACAATTATCGTACTTGAATAAATAATCTGTCTCGTTTTCATATTTCTAATTTTATTGGTAATTGTTCCGTAGCCACACACGACAATTATCGTACTGGCTACGGATTTTTAGACTAGAAACAGAGCTAGAGTATTATTGTGCCACGAGATAAACTCTACACGATTGTATATGGTCTGTCTGTCTGCAATAATTCTCTCCATCATTCTCTGTCCTCTGCAATCAAAATTCTGTATCATAATTCTAAATTTGTTGGTTTGTAATTGTAGGGCGGAGATTTCTCGCCGCCCCGATTTTATTTAGCCAGGAAATCTACCAGCATACCAACACTCACTGTTATTTTATTGTCTTCTTTTCTCTCAACGTGCGATAAGCAGATAAACTCCCTTTCGATTTCATATTCACATATTACTCTCATGAGGATTTTTTAACCGCATACCCGAAGTAACCGAGGATTCCACAACCTCTTTCGGTAGAATCTTTTATACACACCAGCCGATTCTTAAAAGCTCTGGGTGTGTATGATGTGACGGATTACCGCCAACGTGAACCACTACACGTGCCATCCAACACGTAGCTTTTTGGATATCTCGTATCCCTTAACCCGCAGCCAACGGGATAGAATATGAATTATGATTTTTCATAGTTTCTCCCGGTACGCCTTATAATCACACTGCGCCCGTATCGCACAACTTTCGTTCTGTCTCCATACGTACCCTTGCCGTCGGTTAGCCTTCAATCCTCGCGTGGTCGCTTCTTCCTGCTGGTGCTACACCTCGCTCCTGTGCCTGTGCTCCCTGTATCCGCTCCGGTGATACGCTCCACAAAAATCTCAGTCTCTTATATTCTGTTTCACGTATCACGGAGAGAAACCGCTCGCCGCCGGTAGTTGGTACGTCTGAGGATGACCGCCCCAGTTGTGCCGCCTAAAAAATATTTCGTATGATTCGCTAAATTTCTCGCTTAGAAATCTAGCTAACAAGTTACGTTTTCAATTTTAGCCACAATTAAAAATTGTGTTTATCCTACATACCACGAAAAGGTATTGAAAAATAATGTAGGGAAAATTATATTGAAACAATTCTGAAAAATAAATCTAAAAAAATATTCTGAAAATAAAATCCCAAAAAAAATATTCTAGAAAAATCTTTCTAGAATATAGGTACGAAAAAATAAGGTAGTGGAAAAATCCCACTACCTTATATCTTTCTAGTTTGCTGCTGCTTTCTTTCTTTCTGCTGCTTCTTTCATGAGTGCGGCAATTTGGGCTTGAATTTCTTCGTCGCTCATTACCTTAACCGCCGCTGCTGCTGCCTTAGCTTCTGCTGCCTTAGCTGCCTTTTCTGCCTTATCAGCAGTTACTTGCTTCATGCCGTCTACATAATCTTTATATAGATTATTCAGAAACGAAACAAGACGTGTTGTTGTATCGGTGCAAACAACTGAAACACTTTCTAATTTGTGGTTATTGAAAACCCACTGTAGAAACGACGTATCATTTTTAAAATCAGCGTATTTAAACACTGCTTTCTGTAAAATGCCGTGTTGAGTTGCACCGATAGAAGTTGCAAGCAAATAATCTGCTGAAGCATTTCTAAAATCTACATTTGCGTTGAATTTCTGCATGTAAGCACGTTGTGTCGGTGTAATTTCGTTGCACTCCTTTGCCGTTAAGTCTTCACGATATTTTCCGATAGCCTTATCAAAAAATTTATCGATAGGAGTTGAAATGTTATCTTTGATAAACTCACGACGTGTTATTGCAACACCTTCACACTCCTTAGAAAATGCCTTAACAATTGCACTTTCGATCTGCTTTTCAGTCTTCATATTATTTAATCGTGTCTATTATAAACCCGCCACGATAAAACGGCTTTAAATTACTAATATGAATTGTTCCAATAAGTCGTGCCGACTCGCACGGCTACATATACCCCTATATGTAGTTTTAGGCTATCTTTTAATAGCTGCTGCAAAGGTACAAAGAATATTTGAAATAACCAAATAAAAACACGATTATTTTGTTGGTTTATATAAATTTAGATTTATTCTAAATAACTATATATTAGATAGTTAGTTAGTTTAGTTATTCATAAAAGCAAAGATAGCCTAAAATGCCTTTTATTTGCCGTTTAAGGGCTTTTATTAGTGTTCCTTACTAGTAATAAGGTATGCAGAATAAACCATCTTAAAACGCAAATTTCGGGCTATTTCATATTATTTAGAATTAATCTTAATAGTGTTACTAACAAGTTGAAAAATATCGTGTGCCTATCTGCTGATTTTTATCTAGAATTAATCTAAATAATAACTAAAATACGAGCTTCTTTGTTAGTGTTCCATTTTACCTTTTTAGTGTTCTATTTTCCAGTTGGTGACAAGTTGGAAAATAAGCTATTTTATAGTGTTTATGATACACTATTAAATGTATTTTAAGGGATTTATTACTACAAATAATATGTTATATAGCACTTTTATGGTAATAATACATAACAAAATATGGGTAAAATCTAGAAAATAAGGAAAATTGCATAACTAACTGATAACTAGATAGTTAGTTAGTGTATGTTGTACACTATAGGCTTTTTGTGTTCGTTTATGCTAACAAATTCTATATGTAATAATATGCAAGTAAGAAGTATTAAAATACGTGGTAAATAGCTGATTACTAGATAGTTACAAGAATTTAAGGATATTATAAACCAACATATTTTTATGTAGCCAAAAAGGGTACACTTTTGTGGTTTATACTATATAAACCAACGAGTAATGTAATATATTTTGAATTAAGACCCCAACACCCCCTTTGCAGCCCCAAATCAGCGCGGTAGTCACCTCATCTAAAAATTTTTTCTTCCGCTTTTTCAGCCTTCTTGTAAATTAAACTTACTTCGCCTTCAGAAAGTATATTTATGCATATTCATGCACTTACCTATTTTTAACATTTGGCAACATTAACTCCTATATTGGTGGGCAAAACCATAAATGTATACTTAATATTCATTCTATGTATATCCTAAATGTATATTTATACCCTTTATTTACTAGCGTTATAGCATATCTACAGGATATTTTCCGTATCTTTGTATTGTCGATATTTTATAGTCGACATGTTGTAAGGACGAGCTGACACGTGTTATCCGTCAGAAAGTCCCTGTTTATCGGGGATAATCCTACACAATAACGGAAAATTAATATTATTATTGTACATAAATGGAAAATGGAATTGCTATAGACACATTGCACGCTCAGCTGCTGGACCTTTCGAGGCATGACGAGTACGGCTTCGAAGAGCTCCGTTGTCAGGACTGGGGTAAGGCGAACTCTGAGAAGTACAACAAGCTAAAGTCTAATTTCATCAGGTCAATGAGACGTCTGGCGAAGAAGGCTCCGGTGAAGTACTATGGTGGTTCGTACTACATGTTCAACGGTAAGATATATGAAGCAGTTCCGAAGATAGTCCTGGAGCAGGCTTACCAGCTCTTGCTTCTCGACCTGGCTATGGCTCCGATGCTTGGAATCAGCACGGTGATGAACAAGTCATTCATGGAGGTGATAGAGTGCTACAACATACTGAGACCTACCTTTGATATCGTTGCATTCGCCAACGGAGTGGTTGACTTCGGAAGCGGGCTGAAGTATCCGAACGTGATGCCGTTCTCTCCCGACTACCATGTTACGTACTACCATCCCTATGACTACAATCCGAAGGCGAGGTGTGACAGATGGATGAACTTCATACACGAGGTGCTCCCTGACAGGACATCGAGGATGATCCTCCAGATGTTCCTCGGACTCGGTCTCATACAGAGAGGTACTGCATACAATCCTTACGAGGGGAAGGAGTCATCGAAGATTGAGCTGTGTCTCCTGCTCGTCGGTACTGGAGCCAACGGAAAGAGCGTCATATTCGACGTTGCCTGCAACATATTCGGAAAGGACAGGATAAGCAAGATGGACTACGCCGACCTCACTGCTGACGGTGACGAGGGAATGAGGGGAAGGTATCCTATAAGGAACGCCATCTTCAATTGGTCTTCCGATTCCGACCCGAAGAAGTTCGGAAGGAAAAATACCGGAATGTTCAAGAGGCTCGTGAGCGGAGAGCCAGTCCCGATGAGAAAGCTGGGCAGGGATATCCTGGAGGGGAACTCAATCCCCTACCTCATCTTCAACCTCAACGAGCTTCCGTTCCCGGACGATGCCTCGCTCGGATTCATCAGGCGCTTGCAGTACGTGAGCTTCGACGTGACCGTTCCAAAGGAGAGACAGGACCCGGAGCTGGCGAGCAAGATCATCCGTGAGGAGCTGAGCGGAGTGTTCAACTGGATATTCCGTGGCGCGATGGAGCTGAGGAGCAGGAAGTACAGGTTCCCGGCAGCTGAGGGTAGCAGGAGACAGCTGCTTATCTCTCTTCTCGGAAGCAATCCTATCTATGCCTGGATAAGGGCGTATGATATGAGGTGCAGTCGGGAGGCGAGGGGCGAGATTTCGGAGTGCATGCTTGCCAAGGAGATGTACGAGAGGTTCGTCGAGTTCTGCAAGGCCAACGATGTCGAGGAGAAGGATATCCCTACGATTCAGAAGTTCGGGCGTGATATGAGCGACAAGTACGGCTTCTTCAAGAAGAGGTCACAGGGCGGAATGACGTATCTGGTGTACGGCGCGCAGATGATTGACCTGAAGCAGGAGCTTCTCATCAATGACGTGAAGAATAAATTGCGTGGTGAGGATGACATCAAGCAGCCGGAGAGATTCATTCAGCCTGATGATTAAAGAAACCGGTGGCCGCAGGGCGGTGGGACATGCCTTCGGGTATAAGTCCGGGCAGACGGGAGGTTCGAGTCCCTTCCACGGTCGGCGACCACCATTAAAACAGATTTCTATGATAGACAAGGAATATATCAAGGAGATTATCTCCTGTATCACGAAGAAGAAGGCTGACGGGAATATTGTTCCGGCCACCGCTTCGATGAGCGAGATTATGACTGCTGTACGCGAGGATGCCCTGAAATGCATGAGGACCATGTGTAACGAGAGGGAGATTGCGGTGAACAGGACGTTGAATAGTGTTTCATTTAAATGTTTGTAGCTTATGGGAGAAAAACTTATGCTTTGTATATCCGATGCCTTTATGGATGGTGACAGAATTCGCGGATCTATTCATAATGTTGTGGACAAAGCGTTTGAGTCTGGTATCAAGATGTCGTCTTGCCGATACAATAATCACAGCATCACGCTTGACGTGAGCTTTGAGCCGGAAGGTGGTTTTGACAAGATGCTGCTCGAAATCCTCTACGGCGACAGAATCCGGAAAACCACAGATCGTCTCAACGACGAGTGGCTAAAGAAGATGTGGAATGTTTCTGAGGACGACCTAATGGTTTTCAGATTCGAGCAGATAGCCAAAAAGTTTGATTCTGCGCGTGAAAGACTGGATTCTGCGCGTGAAAGACTGGAAGTTATACGTAGAACGAGATATACAGCTTTTAATTATGAGAAGACATCACAATCCGAACAAGGTTCCTCCGTTCAAGCCAGACCCGGAGCATTGGACCAGGAAGGTTCATTCCTGGAAGGCGAAGGTCGCCTATGAGACTGAGGATGATGCTTGGGAGTTTCTGAAGACTCACCCGAAGCTCATCGAGCAGGGAATGACGGTCTACAGGTGCAATCTATGCAATATGTTCCACTGCGGGCACAAGTATAACAAGAAATAGTTTAGAATATGAAGAAGAAAGGATATTACGAATACGGAAACGGAATCTACCCTTTGAAACTTTGGGTACACATCGGTAAAGACTTGAAAGAGCTGATAGATTCCAGTTTTGACGGGTGCAATGCTCCCGATAGAGATTACGGCGGCGTTACGTATTCAGATGCTGTCAGAAAGAGCGACAACAGACGTGGTGTTCTAGTCTCGTTTCAATGCTCGAAGGATATGTCGATGGATTATTGCTGCCACGAGGCTTCTCACGCCTGCGATGCCATCGAGGATGCTATTGGTATGGAGCACGGAGACGAGCCTTCTGCCTACCTGATTGGTTGGATTGCGTCTTGCATCAACAAGGCTCGTTTGGGTATTGGTGATTTCGTTGAACTGAAAGATAAGGAGGAATAGCTTATGAGAAATTATTGCTATAAGGTTTCAAAGAATGGATGGATAAGTCACGATAAGATAGATACCATTACTGGCATTAACGTGTACGAGCTTGACAAAACAAAGCACGACACAGAGCTTTGTAAAAAAGGTGTGATGTGCGAGGTGTACGAGGAAGGAACATTTTATGATGAGCATGATGAATTCTATTTCCAAGCAAAGAATACTGCCAAGGCTTCAAAAATCGGATTCTCGCATTATATTAACCGAGACTTACAGAAGCATGGTGAGAGGAACGTTAGATTGTTCTTGATGGATGAAAGTATTTCTTTTGATGATGCTATGGCATTGTCTGAATCGGAGGCTTACAAAAAGTGTAAGGAGTATTATGAACGTTTAGTTAAGAAATAGCTTATGATTAAGAAAGAAGATATTAAGGTTGGTTCTGTCTTGCATATTAGAAAGGTTGATTTAAGGGACATAACAGATATGCCGTTTATCCGCCAAATAGACCCTAACAACATTTACGAGTCCTTTGATATTAAGGTTGTTGATATTGCGAATGGAAGATGTGAGATTGAATTGGCTGTATGCGCATATATATCACATGACGTTGATATGTGTAAATTAGCGGAGGTTTCCGTCTTTGCGAACGAATTTACAAACAAAAAGGCAGAACAAGTATCTCATCCTTCCCATTATGCGTGGCTGAAGGATTTGTGCGGTGTTGAGCCTTTGGATATTTGCAGACACCTTGACTTCAATACAGGGAACGCTATCAAGTATCTCTTACGCAAGGATAAGGTGGATGGCAACAAGACCAAGACCGAGAAGCGCATCGAGGACTTGCGTAAGGCGATGTTTTATATCCAGGACGAAATAAAATTATTGGAACATGGAACAGACTGATTACACTTGCAAGGATTGCTTCTTCTTCAAGGAAGGTAAGTGTTGTCACCCTACTGAGAAGAAGGTTGCTTCAGAAGAGAATCCTTCTTGCAGGGATTTCGAGTATAAGGAAATAAAAGTTGAACTTTAAAATATTGTTATCATGGCATTACCATTTGGAAAGACTATCAAGACAAGACACTTCACCGTGCTGAAGTTCAGTAAGAGCTTGTCTAAGAAAGAAGTTGCTTCACTCAGAGAGGATATCCCTGCTGATATCAAGAAGCATTTACAGAGAGGCTCGCTGCCTTTCATCAAGATTGCGAACATTGCCGGCACATGGGGAATTGAGTACTCTATCGGTACATCTATGTACGCTGCGCTCGATGAATGTGTTCCTGTGGCCGTAGGAGACCATTATGAGTTCTCCAAGGATGATGGAAACATCATCGAGGCATTTGCCCAGCTTATGTATGCGGATACATCATTGCCTGGCGATGCAGAATACACGGCAGGTAAGTTGAAGCTTCGTGACGAATACCTTGCTCGTGAGGCTGCAAGAAGAAACGCTGCTGCCGACGAGGGTAAGAATGAAGAGCAGCTTCGCAAGGAGAGCGATGAGGCCGTACAGGAAGTCATCGACCGCGATAAGCACGCCGAGACTATTCTTGAGATGGCAGAGCAGATTAAGAAGGAAGGAGGCAAGGATGAGCGATAAATTGCTTGAGGTCGTTCAAGACCATACTTCCCTAGTACAGGCACTCCAGTTCATTTTGGAGGCCGCAGAGACGAAGAAATTGCCATCATACGGCGTTCTTCCTACGTTTAATGACGATATGCTTGAAGATCAGGTGCGAATTGCGCTTGAGCTCATCACTGGAGAGAAGTATCCCTGATTGAATTTATATTTTTCTTCTACTTTATATATATAAAAATGAGGGGTGGTATCTGTGAAGACACCACCCCTCTAACCAAAAAAAATTTGAATTATGATTCGCAGAAAGAATCTGTGAACATTTATTCGCCTGCAAAGGTACTTGGTTTTGCTGAAATCCTAGTAAAACAAAGTTACTTTAACACGAATTTAACTATTTTCCACCCTTACAGAGTCCATTTTTAAACAACAAGCAGTCATTCTTACCGGTTGGATAATTTATTGGGAGGTAAAAATGACAAGTCGTATCTTCCGTCTGAAGTTCATCCTGCTTAATCTTAGCAAAGTCCCCAATCATCTTTGTGTAGTCAGCCCATTCTTTGCAAGACGAACTCTTGAGCTTCGAGCGAGCGATAACGAGGTCTTTGAGAATCTGTTCCTTTGACGTAGCCTTTGCAAGCTGTTCAGGAGACAGGTCCTCACTATGCTCATTTTCAATTTTCTTGCCCTGCACCTCTGCGATTCTCTTCTGAACAGACTCCTGGGCTTCAAGCTTATTCATCTCTCCTTCGAGGAAGGATTTCTCCCAGTTGAGTCCCTCGCCTTGGAATGCGATTGACCAGCAGTCACGGATTGGCATACCGGAGCCGCGGAGACTGGCGTAGATGTAATAGCGAGTATCTTTCATCTTGAGAGCCTTCGCCTTCTTGTACGTATCGACGGATAACGTGTATCCTTTTGTTTCTTCAATCATAATCTTGATATTTAAAAGTTCAACATTTGCTGCCTGCGGTGTTCTCTCCATACATTGATAGACTTGCCGTATATCCAATAGTCGAACACCTCTTCTGGCGACAATCCTTCGTCTATCATCCTTCCGCTAGCCTGAATATCCTTGATGGCCTTAATCCAACTATTATAGATATGCGGATATCGTTTGCAGTCGGCGAGTTTCTGCTTATAGTTGTGCATAGGGCAGCACAGGCAGCCAATCCTATAGTAGCCCTCGTCGTACAGCTTACAATGCTTGATGCCGAGTGTATTCAAGAATAGCCATACCTCATCATCGGTCCACTCTATGATTGGAGAGATGAGAAGCGATTCGTAGCCTCGGATACAGCCGATGGTACGCTCATCACTGGCATTGGTGATGTTAATCTCGTGGATACCCAACCGGGTTGGACGGCCACGCTTCTGACTGTTCCTTTTATCACGGAACTCGTCAAGACCTTCAAGAGAGAGCCTCTGTACTTATGGTTGGTAATCTCGACCTCGCTCCTACCCGACCGCTGCCTGCTTTCTGCGTGACGGATTCCGATGAGAACAACATTGCCCGCACCGATGCCCTCTTTATAGACCCTGCAACACCATCTTATCAGTCTTGTCGGGAGCATGCCTTCCTTACGGGCCTGGTTGTAGATGCTGATTTTCGGCTTTATCATATCTACGTCAGGATAGTGCTTGCGGCAGAACTTGATTACTTCTGGTGGATCGACGGACGTAAGCCCCATGTGGGCCTTGAACTTCACGCCTGCAATCTTGGCAATGTGATAAAGACACTGACTATCCTTGCCTGAACTGAACGATAGATAGAAGCCTTCGTTAAGCGAGTATGCCAGTGCAAGCTTCTCCGCCTTTCTCAGCAGCTCTACAGAGTGCTTTATCTTCTCCTGGAATTCTTTAGGGAACTTCGGAAGAATTTCTTCTAAAGTAAAATTTAATTCAGAATTTATCATATCATTTCTTTTTATTATCCTTGAACGCAAATAAAGTGTAACAACAACACGAAACGTGGAACGGTGGATATGGGTCTTTGAAAGAATGGATGCCAGCGTCGGCTTCATTTTGGCAGATTTCGCACGGATAACTACTTCCTCTCTTGACGTAAAACCCGATAGCCTTGTTCTCCTGTCCATACTCCTGCTCTGCCTGTCCCCACGCCAAAGCAATCACTTGAGAAGCATTTCTTACGATATTCTGATAGGCGTTCTTGTAGTAGCCCTTTCCGTAAGAAGGAACATCGATGTTAATGTCCTTTCTCTTCGCCTTGGTGATGACTGATGTGTGATATGGGTCCTTATATCCTGTGCGGATGGAAGACAGAAGCTGCTGGTCTGAATATCCCATCAAGGTTCCTGCCTTGATCATCCTCACGATGTCTTCCGCAAAGTTTCCGAGATAGACGGCGTTTCTTTCGGATGTCGTCTTTCCATAGATGTCGCTAACGAGAAATGATTCTATGTTCTCGCTGTCAATCCCGAGAATCTTGCATGAAGCCTTGGAGTAAGCAGAGATGTAGCTGTTGATACTCTCCTCGGCCTCAGCAGTAATATTCTTGGCGTAAGAGAGCAGGGCTGACTCGTTTGTGAGCCTGCCCGCACCTCTGTATCGCTTGCTTGCGGTAACTATCTTCTGTGTTGATTTCCAGAGAATATCTGCAATGTGATCCTCGCAGTTTCGGATTGCCTGCAAGCGCTTCCTGCTGTAATCGACAGAACGTTTTAACTCATCCATAGGCTTACTTCTTTACGGTCTTCCAGTTGTTACGGCCCGGCCAGTTGCCGTTCTCATCCCAGTCTGTACCGCTTTTGTTCGGCCTGCCAGCGCCACGACCAGTACGTACGTTTCCGCTGCCTCCATTCTGAATCCTCGCCGTTGCCTTCTGTTCCTCGATAGCATTCTCGGTCTCGTTATCCGCACGTTGCATATCCATAAGGAGGTCTTGCTGGTCTTCTTCCTTCTTCTCTCGCATAATGCGGTCGTATTCGTCGTTGACTGGGAAGTCTGGACAACGCTCAGATGCAGTCTGCTTTGAGAGGAAGTTGTTTTGAACAGCTGTCGCTAAGTTTGTGATTATTTCAGATTTATTCTGATGCACATAGATTTCCACCCAAGCGTGAATAGGAAGACCGGTCATAGTGGCCATGCAGTTTTCTTCAACTCCGATACCATACTTTGAGATACGAACAAGTTGATCCATGAACGGATGCATCTTCTTAGCATCGTTCTCTGCAACCTCGATGGCAGGAGAATAGAGCAGCTTGATAGCAACGCCCGGAAGGTCACCCGACTTCAGCTCCGGTGGCTTTACTGTGAACGAAAGCTCATAGATGAGGTCATACGACTTGTTGAGCTGTGTCGCAAATGCATCGGAAGCGTCTGTTCCGTTAATGAAGTCAGCATCACCATTCGTATCGGTAATCTGAATCATCTTTGCAGAACCATTCGTGTCACCAACAACGGTAATATCATCTCCGTCACCCTTCAACTTCATTATAGGGAAGGCGTAAGCCTTGTTGTTCTCGCAGAGATAAGAGAAAGCTTCCTCGTAGTCCTCGATGTTCTTCTGTACAACAGACCAGCATGGACCGTCATCGTTTCTTACGTATGCAACAGGGATAAATGGGAAGCCGTGATCTTTCTCTTCAACGCAAGTGTAGTCGTCGATTCCGAATATCTTGGCAATTCTCTTGATAGTCTCCTTGACCTTGCCCTCGTTAACTTGCTTCTTGAAGCGGTAGAATTTCTTGTCATCCCACACCTCTACCCATTCAATCTTTTCATTGCCTTCCTCGTCGAAGTCGTAATACTTGCGAGCAAACACAACGAGTTCACCAGTAAGAGGGTCGAACTGAGGATACAATGTGTCTCCTCTATCGAAAGCCAATGTGCGAGTACCGAATTTCTTGTTTTTATCGAAGAATCCGACTACAGCAGCCTCAGCAACCTTCATGTACGAACTTACAGCCTCATAGTGACGAATCTCCATATCGTGCATATACCATCCCTTCTTGAACTTGGCAAGGAGATTAATATACTCTTCCTGTTTCTTCATCTCAGGATCACCGGCAAGCTCAAACTGAATATCGTTACCTGTCATATGGAGAACGTGCTTCGTATGAATAACTTGCTGGAAAGCAAATGCCGTTCTTTGAATCTCCTGGACATACCATTTCCCGTCTTCCGGGTTCTTTCTCCAGATGTCAGGGTAGAGATCCTTGTCGAAAATTTTGTGGGACGTAGGATAGAACTCGCGAAGGAAGTCCTTCTGAGTCTTAACCACTCTGTACAATGTATCTTGCGGCATCTGAGGGTCTTCATTATCGGACACCTCGTTCCTGCTATAGCCATCGTGGGTCATGTACCCCTTTGGCGTGAGTTCAAAGAAAGGCTTCTTTACCAGAATCTTTCTGAAATTTGTTACCTTGATAGCATCCATAATCCTTTTACCTTTTTATTTTTCTTTTTTGTTAAACTGAATATCATTACATAGAACCAAGATTCAAAGAAGTCAGGCGAGTGCCCGACATATTTCTTGGCAATCTTCTTAGGTAATAGCTTGAATCCCCTATCATCGCTATTCTCGTCACGTCTGAGCATCTTACGCTCCTTCTGAAGAATCTGTCTGAGAGGAACCTTGTCAAATCCGTTTCCTGAATACTTTCTTTCAAGCAGGGCCCAGTCGATGGAAATCTGCTTCTCCTTTATCATCTTATAGAATAACCACGCACACTGAGACTTCAAATCCTTATAGAGGTATTTGATTCCTTCTTCTTCCTGATGATTCCTAGCGATAGGTGCTGCCTGGTTGTTGAATGGGACGGCATCTTTGAAAAATCCCTTGAAATACTGACCGATACCCTGCATATCGTAAGTGAAGTTACATTCCTCGACACCCCACTCTCTCAGCTTGGCCTCAACTACAGAAACGAGCGTCTTAGGGTCCGGCCTCAGCACAACCAAGTCTTTGCAGTGCCATCCTTCCCAGAGCCACATCACGAAGTTATCGCCGCCGGTGAAAGCAATATCGGCAGAAGCTCTGCGTTTTCCATCTCCTATCTGTTCTGCATTGTCGTAGATTTCATCAAGGTCTTCCATCTTGATCATGTCATCGCCGGCAGCTTTCCAGTTCCAGTTAGCCTCCAGGTCTCGCATACGCTGTTCCTCATCCTGCTGTGCAAGGTTGGCGATATATGATGCATCGGTGGAGATAAGCTTGATGTTCTCTGATACATCTGCACGGATGAACGTTGCTGACTTAATGAACATTTCGAGCTTAGTGTATCCAAGCTCCTCGTAGCTGTCCTTCCAAAGACTATCGATGATACCCTTGCACTGCTCGTACACCTCTTCCCTTGTGTCACCCCAGTAGATTGAGTCCGGTGTATCACCATCCATGAAGCAGTAGCGGATAACTCCGTCTCGCTCCGGTATGATGTAGCCGTTCTCGTCAACCCACCAGTCAATGAACTTTCTCACCCAAGATTCCGGATCAGGGTTACAGGTGATCCAGAAGCGGTTTCGGATATGCGCTGCGTTTCGATTGTTGGTCAAGAGGTACTTGAACTTTTTGTATGGGCACTGAGTACCCTCATCGATGCAGACATAGGCATACTGGCGACCCTGGAATCGTGTCTTGAAGTCCTGATAGGCTCCAGCATAGTACGAGAATTTGAGCCATCCTCCGTTATTGAAGTTCCAGGTCATATCGTTTTGCGACTTATTGTAAGTTCCAAATTGGGAGAAAAGTTTATAAGAGTCGGTTACCAACGACTGCAAGTCATCTTTCTCGTTTCGCAAGATGGTCGCATGAAAGTCTGGATTCTTGATATCCTTCAGAACTTCCATGAGAGAAGAGAAGGACTTTGAGCCACCTCTAGAGCCGCCAACTATCTTAATATCAGCGTCTATAGACAGCATACGCTCCTGTCCGCCACGCTGAGCTATAATCTTCAGCTTGTCGGGATGCTTCTTGTCGGTGTCTCGTAGAGACTGGATATACTCTTGCGTATATACTGGCTCCCCGTTATCCAATTTTAATCCTGAATAAATATCTTTCTGCATAAAAATACAATTTTATACGCAAAAATACAGAATATTTTCGTATTATTGCATAATTATTCGTATATTTGCGGTATTAAAACGTATATTTATACATTTTCGAAGTGGAAGAACTACTTCAAGGATAACATTTTTAATAAAACAACAACATGACAAGAGAAGAACTCTTAGCATTAGTGAACAAGGAGGCTGATACCACCAAGTTCAAATCACTTAGCCAGAAGACCATCAATGAAGAACTTGATGATGTTTTGGAAGATTTCGGTGACGATGAGGCTGCAAATGCCAAGTTGGTTACCAAGTTAGCAAACCGCCTTAAGCGCATGGACGGAAACCTGCACAAGAATGTCTCTGACGAGATTAAGAAGAGCAAGGAGGAAGCTGAACGCAAGAAGAAGGAAGAGGAAGAGGAGCGCAAGCGCAAGGAGGAAGAAGAGGGTAAAACCGGTTCTGACGACAAGTACGACGAGCTTCTCAAAGAAATCAAAGCCCTCAAGGAAGCTAACGCAGAAAGAGACAAGAAGGCTGCAAGGAAGGCAACCATCGAGTCAGTAAAGGCAGGTTTGAAGGATAAGTTCGACAAGGCGAACCTTGAAATGAAGAACTACTTCCTCAATGCTGCAATCGCAAAGCTGGAGATTCCGGACGAAGATGTCGACATCGACGACCTGGTTTCTAAGGCTGAAAAGATCTACACCGCAGAGTACAAGGAGGCTACCGGTGAAAACGGCATTCCTGCAAAGGGACAGCGACCATCTGGTGGCGGAAGCTCGACTGACGACGACAAGTTCATGGATGAGGTTGCCGCGCGTCGCAAGAAGAGATATGGCGGCGGTGAAGACAAGAAGTAATTTCAGGATAACAATTTAAAAAATGTAAAAAGATTATGGACAACACTTCTATTTCCTACATGGAACAGATGGGTACTCGTGGTATGCTGAACCACGGTGCAACCATTGTTCAGACAGAAGGTAAGGTCGGTGGAACCCGATACGTGTTTGCAGGCCTTGAGGCACTCATCAAGAATGCCTTCGTTCACCCACCTATTGGTGGTAAACTTGTCAACCCATTCAAGGGTCAGGCTAAGATTTATGCCGGTGACTTGATCGAGCACGACCTTGGCTTTACAGCAGGCAACGAAGGTCCTGGTGCTACCATTAAGATTCTGAAGGCATACGGTGTAGCAAAGGCTACTACTGCGGCTACAGACACAGACATCTATATCGTTCGTAACGGATTCGTTCACATTCCGTTCCCTGGCGATACCATCATGATCGGTCAGAAGGACTTTAAGACAAAAGCAAAGGGTGTGACTGTTTCTGCCGTTGAGGCTACGACTGACGACACCGCAGGTGATGTTTGGAAGGTTACTCTTTCTGCCGCTCTCGGCACATTGAAGGTAGGTGACGTATTGGTTGAGGCTGCAAGTGCAGGCGAATCCGTATTGCCTATGGTGACCAACCCTAACTGCTTTGCTCCGAACGACAATGACTTCCCTTATTTCGATGCCGGAGGCGACAAGTACCACAAGCCTCGTACAAACATCAACTTCTGTATGTTGAATCCAGACTGCGTTATGTGGCTTGACCGTATGGGTCCTGTTCCTCCTGCTGTCAAGGCGATGAACAAGTCACTCTACCCAGAGTTCTGGCATATTTAACCTATTGTATAACGTAAAAAGATTGATTCAGGATTATGGCAAAAATTGATATTGGTGTCGAGCAGCTTGCGAAGTTCTTCACTGGTAAGGGCAACAACACTTACCTTCAGAAGTTCATCAATCGCGACGGCGTACTTCGCTGTAACAACGGCTGGTATCTGACACAGGGTGACATCGATCCAAACCTCACCCCTACATCTAATAATGGCGACGCAACCTTCAAGGTTCGTCTTCGCAAATTGAACCCTGCAACCTTGATGAGCCTCCGTGCTCCTCTCGGCGAGGGCTATCAGAACGACCACGAGGGTATTGAGTGGTATACCGCTTCAATCCCAGACTTCGCTGCTGACGGCTTCCGTGAGACTGCGACAGAGCGTTACCACAAGATGCAGCTTCTCCGGGATGAGTTCGGCAACGATGCAGACCTGGTTGATGCTTATCTCGACAAGGTTCAGATATTGTATGACTCTCTTGACATGACTATGAACTACATGTCAGCCCAGTTGAGTTCTAAGGGTATCATCGACTACGACAAGATTGGTCGCGGTATCCAGGAGTCTCTGTATGACGCAAAGGTTCCTGCAAAGAACTTCAAGAAGGCAGGCAAGCTTGCCTGGAGCGACGCAAACTGCGACTTGCTTGAACAGATGCGTAAGTTTGAGGAGGATTGGCGCAATGAGAATATCGAGTACCGCAGTGTACCTCTCGTATGGCAGATAACCAAGAACGACTACAACAACGTATTCTTGAAGAACAAGCAGATTGCCGAGCTGTACAAGAGCTGGGCGAACGCTAACTTTGTGGCAGTATTGCAGAACTACGGTCCGAACAACGCAATGTTCCTGAAGTCTGTTGTTGACCTCAATGGTCTTTCTCCTATCGAGATTGTCGATGAGGTTGAGCACAACAAGCGCTTCGATGGAACCGTTACCGAGATTCGTGGTTGGGCAGACGGAACAGTCGTTCTTCGCCCTGCTGGCAAGCCATTGCGTTTCATGCGCAAGGAGATTCTCGACAAGCGAATCTTCGATGCCCTCGGCAACAAGCTCGTAGATGTAGCATGGGCACAGACCAACAACGGTCTCGGTCTTCTCCGTAACATGGTTACCGCTAACGGTATGTTCCAGGAGTTCAAGACAGACTTGTTCCTTGCTTCCGTTCCTGCTATGCTCGATTCTCCTTACCGTTGGATTATCGACATCACCCAGAAGGGTTAATTCTTTAACGTAACTAGATTGTATGACTATGGATTCGGAGATGAACATTTACACTGTGAACGACTACCTTATTAATAAGGTGAAGTTCGAGATGCCGATGAAGGCACTGCTGGGCATCATGCACGACAGGGAGCTTGAAAATGGCATCGACCTCAAAGCCTGCGACAAGGACAAGGTAAGACTTGCCTATGCCGACATGCTGAAATGGTTTGTTCTTGGTCCGAGCAAGGTGAACAACACCTCCGACTCCGATAACGGATGGACTCATTCGGGAGGTGGCTACGACATGTCAGACAACGACAGGAGCGAGATGAAGGCAGAGGCTAATGCTATCTATGCGGAGCTAGAGCCTGATTCGATGCTCAAGAAGAAGTCCACCTTCCGGGTGACCTCCAACGGAGTAAAGAGGGCGAATTATTCTCCTTGGGGAGAGCCTCTCCCTCACATCATCAAATAAGGCGTATGGAAAAGGAAAACATCAGAAACCCAAGATACCCTCACATCATCAAGATCGTGAGGAAGGTCGTCGGAAAGGCCGACCCTGATGACCCGTTCGCCGATGATGATGCTCCAGTTGGTGAGGACAAGGAAATCATTCTCTACTATGGCGAAGGCCGCAGCTACACCGATACCACTACAGAGGGAGACAAGAATGTCGACCAGAACAAGAGGAAGGCATCGATTCCGGTCAGATATGACGAATGGGATGCTGACAGATGTCCTCTTGACGGCGACACCATCTACTCCACTGTCGGCAACAATACCGAGGTAGGTATGGTTAAGGATTGTGAGCCGGACAATAACAGGACTGTCGTTTACTGGAATCTCACTAGGGTTTAGGTTATGGTAAAATACTTTAGCGGAAAGCGTTTGTCTCTTGGAGCGCAGTTCGAGCATCAGATTAAGCCAAGGGTTGAAAAGCTGGCGTATGACAAGATGCTTGCGATTATGCAGGAGCTTGCTCACAGAACCGTCAACTATTTCAAAGAGAACAGGACGTTCTACAATATCACCGGTAACGCATATACTTCGTTCTATGCAGCAGTGTATTACAAAGGCAAGCTCATTTACATGGTGCGCGCCTCAAAGGGTGAAAAGGCTCCAACGAGAGTTACCCTGGCTGAGGGAGAAAAGTATAACCTCCCATATTACTACGACGGAGGTGAAAACAAAGGCTACACCGGTTCTGTAGGTGGTGGCCATCAGTGGGGTCCTAACCTTCTATACGGACGTATCGGAAAGGTGAAATCTACCGGGAAAGACTGGGCACTCGTTGCGATATGTCCTGTTGAATATGCAGTATTCGATAAGGAAAACCGCATTTTCGAGACAGTTTACAACACATACGAGTCTCTTCCAGATATGTTCGATGCCTGTGTAGTGTACGCCAATAGTTCAACTTTTAACAAACTGTAAGCTATGGTAGATATCAAGCAGATATATTTCGACTTAGGGAACGCCGTAAAGGGTATATGCGACAAGGTGTACCCCAGGAATCGTCCTAAGGCTGTAGATACCAAAATAGGTAGCTACATCGTCGTAAGTGCTCCGTACACAATCAGGAACAACGAGATGAACTACGATGGCTCCTACAACGACTATACTACCACTATCCAGATAGAGGTGTATGTAAGAGATAAGGCTTCCTCGGCGAATCCGAATGGTTTCAGTCCTTCAGAAATGAGTGGGAAGGTCAAGGCAGTCCTCGAAAGATTCCCGATTTCCACAGACAACATCATCGTTACCAGGCCGAACGTTGCTATCCAGGCTGACGACGGCGCAGGTTTTTCCGTGACGATCATACAGGGAAGGTTACGTACTAGATAAGTATTCAGGTATAACAATTTAAAATATTTTAGATTATGGCTATGACAACTATTGACAAGATGAAGGACATTTTTAATGGTCCTAAGACTCTGCTCTACTCAAAGGCTATTACCGATTTGAGCAAGGCTACAGTTGACATCACCCCAGAGGTTGAACTTCCTGTTACAGTTGACTCTCTGAAGGCAACCATGGATGACCCAACTATCAACCACTACAAGGTTATCGGTCTGGCTGGTGACTGGGCAACTACCGCAGAGCTCGGCGACTTCAACGTAGAGTTCGTTGTTCCTTCAAAGGCAAAGGACTTGCTGACAATTATGTTCGGCGAGGACGCTATCACAGAGCTGACCAAGGTTACTCTGAAGGGTACTGGCGATGCTACTCTCGACGCTACTACCGGCTTTACAGGTATTGCTGTTGAGCCTAAGAAGTTCAAGATCAAGGGTACTATCGTCATCGTTGATGACGAGAAGGAAAACCTCATGGTTATCACCAATATCGCTCTCTACGCTACCTTGCAGTGGGACAACTCAGGTACAGAGCCGGTTGCATTCAAGTTCTCTGGTTCTATCGAGGGTGCAGGTAAGCGCAGTATCGCTTGGCTTACTAAGGGCACAACAACTGGCGACGTGTAAGTCTTCTTTAGGTAATTAGATTCAGGATAACAAACCGTAGGGCGGCAGGCTAGTCAACAGCCGTGCCGCCCTATCTCATTTTTAATAGCATACAATCATGGCAGAAGAAAAGAAAATTGAGCAGCCTTCGGTGGACTTACAGGAGTTGCTCGACAGCGTACTGCACGACGAGCCTACCGAGTTCGTGTTCCGTGGAAAGAAGCACAAACTCGGCTGGCTTCGCAAGGGAACCATGAGCAGGTGTTCTCATATCAGGGCTAAGGAGAAGAACGAATGGAAACGCAACGTCAAGATTTGCGTCTGCATCCTCCTCAACAACATCTGGAAGATTCGATTCCTGTATTGGATCTACTGGCGTTGGCTCTACTACATCAAGGATGTGGATGTGGCCGAGGTTCTGAGGGTCCTCGATGTTTCTAAAAAAAAAATTCCATCGAACGCATTCTCACTGGCTACCATATTAGCGACCGGGATGACGGACGTTATGATGACGATGACGAGGAGCGAAGCAAAAGCTATCCAAGCAGAACCAGCTGGGGAGCAGCCTTCTCGCTAGCAGAGAAGTTCGGTTTCCTCTTTCAGCGTAAGTACTTCATCGCGGCCTACGACTACTGGTGGGGCTATTCATCGGCACAGATTGACCTCATGGTTGCAGACCAGCCTCTTGTCGTCTATCCTAAGACCAAGAAGGAAGGTGGTCCAAAGAAGCATACCAAGAAGGAGATGGATGACCTCTACGACAGGTGGATGGAGAAAAAGAAGAATGAGGGAAGCCTCATCGGCAAGAAGATAAGTCTTGCTGATTACTTAAACAATAAACTCTAATTTTAAAATATTCAGGATATGGCAGGTGGAAATTTAGGTGACTTGTGGTTTGACTTAAACATTAAAGACAGCAATGTTAGGTCAAAACTGAAAGAAATTTCAGAAGCACTTTCGGAGTTGGATCTAAAAACTGAGTCCGGAAGAAAGTCTGCTGAGAAGTTATTTAAGAACTTTAATAGAGAGAATAGCAAAGAAATCGCTGAGGATTTTAAAAATATAGCGGCCCAAATGGGCATTCAGGCTCAGGAAACTGCAAATCTCAGCAAAAGACTGAAGGAGTTATCGGAACTAAAAGCAGACATTCTTCGTAGAGACAAGGAACAATCCGAGCACGGTAACTTTGTTGCGATGAAAAATGAAGCGCAGGCTGCACTTGATTTAACAAATAGATACAATGAACTTGCCAAGTTAAAAGAAGATATCTTAAGACGCGACAAGGAAATGGAAGCTCAAGGGGCTTTCGTGACGCTTGTTAACGAATCGAAACAGGCGCAAGAACTTAATGAGCGTTACAGGGAAATGCAGCAACTGAAATCCGCGATTTTGGAGCGAGACAGACAGTCAACCGAGCACGGTAACTTTGTTGCGATGAAAAATGAAGCGCAGGCTGCACAGGAGTTAGCTGTCAGGGAAAGAGAACTCGCTGAGTTGCGAAATGCTATCGTACGCCGTAATGAAGAAATGATTGCTGCCGAAAATAGGCTAAGAGAAGCGACGGAGCGAACTAACCAGGCTAGAAGAGAAGCAATTTCAGTATCTAGGAAACAGGCAGAATCCCTTGTACGTGATAGAGTTAAGGAACTCGAAGCACAAAGAATACAACTGCAAGGGTTGTTTGGTAGCGGCAAGAATACATTATCTACAGAAGATTTGGCTCGTATTAGGGCTGCTTTTTCGCAAATAACAAGCGAGCTTAATACTCTTCGAGGAGCTATGGCTAATCTTAGTGGGTATTCTATAAGAGATTTATTCTCAATGGGACGAGGAACAAGCGACTATTCTCCTCTTATTAGAAGTATGGAATCCGCTATTAGCCAAAAACAAAAGGCTGTAGATCTGGAGAGAAAACATCAGCAGGAAATAGCTCTATCTGCCGCAAAGGTACGAAACGATCTCGCAGCAGCATTCGCCGGAGCAAACGCTGAAGCGAAGAAGATGCAATCCATAGTCGGAGACATCAAATCTCTCTTCTTGCAGGGAGGTATTGTCTTTGGTGCGCAGCAATTCTTTAATTCAATCGTACAGACCGGTGGTGAGATTGTTCAGCAGCATGTAGCGTTGCGCTCTATCATTGGAGATGTGCAGAAGGCTGACGAATTATTCGCTCAGACTCAGCAGCTCGCATTGCAGTCTCCGTTCAAGTTTGGAGAGCTGAACCGCGATGTTAAGCAGTTGGCCGCATTCGGAGTTGAGGCGAATGACTTGTACGATACAACTAAGCGACTTGCGGATATAGCATCTGGTCTTGGCGTAGACTTCGGACGATTGGGCTTGGCATTCGGCCAGGTAAAGGCTCGCTCTTGGCTCGATGGCAAGGAATTACGCCAGTTTGCTTACGCTGGACTTCCACTCTTACAGAGAATTACGGAGCTTTACAATTCAGAAGGAAAGAACGGAAGGAACAATTATACCCAGGCAGATGTCAAGAAGATGATTACTGCCAGACAAGTAAGCTTTGAGGATGTCCAGAAAGTGCTTTGGAAGATGACGGATGAAGGCGGTCAGTTCTACAATATGCAGTTCGTCTTATCAGAGACATTACTTGGTCGCTGGAACAAGCTCATTGATGCCTGGGATATTATGCTAGGAAAGTTCGCAGAAGGCAAGAATATCGTCGGAGGTACTTTCTCGTTCATCATAAATAGAGTAACCGACCTTGTGTTAGCTTTGGACAAGCTGTATCCTGCCCTTCTTTCATTCGGAGCGGTGTTTGCTGCAAGGAAGCTCGGCGGTATGGCTTATTCTAAGATGGGTATTGGATCACTTGCTAAGAGTTATACTCAGCAGATGAATGCCCAGTTAAAGTCTTATGCTATCGAACAGCAGCAACTTGTTGTGGAAGGAGAGATTACGCAGAAGATTGCCCAGCAGAATGTATTCAAGAAAGCTGCTATTCTGTCGGAAAAGCAATCGCTTGTCGCGAGCTACAATAGGTCTGCACTCGAAGGAAGAATGTCCGTATTGCAGATGCAACGAGCAGTCAAGGAAGGCTTGGTTTCTAAGGAGATAATTAGTCAGCTCGCATTGATGGGACAAATAACCGCCAAACAAGAGCAAATCATCTTGAATGGAGGCAGAATGTCTGCCGTATGGAGCATGACAACTTCAAAGATTGGAGGATTTGTCAACGCCATCGGTGGCTGGTGGGGGATCGGCATTACGACTATCACTTCATTGTTGATGGGGTACAATCAATGGTCAAGTCGAGTAAAGGAAGAAGAAAAGACGTTGATTGATGGAGCTAAGCAGAAATCCAAAAGTTACGGAGATTTTCTGTCTGGATTAGGTCCAAAAGATGCGTCCAACCTTTCTTCGCAAGTTGACTCGATGAAAGAGATTCTGAAAAGTTCAGATGACTACACGGATTCTATCAAGCAGCAGGTTGAAAGCGCAGGAAGCCTGTCAAAACAATACGACATACTCAAAGAAAAAATTGAGGATGCGAAAAAAGCGAATGATGGCTTAGCTGATAAATATGGAGTTATAACGAATAACGCAACTTCAGCAACAGGTCTTGTTAGCGACAACCTATTCGATATGATCGGAGCTGATACTCCACAATGGTTACAGTGGTTGAATGGACTCACGAACGATGATATTGCAAAGAATGTGGAGCAAGCACAAGAATCTCTGTCTAAGTTCCAGGTGATGTTCGACGAGCTCGACTCTAGTACAAAGGCAAAAATGGAGGATTTTATCCGGTCTTTGATGGAAAACAACGAAGAGCTAGCAAATCAAATCAAGGGTCTGCCCCTTACTGAGCAGATTAGGATGCTTGCGGCTATTGGCGGAGATGATTGGGAAAAATTTGTCGACAAGTTTGCAAATGGAAGCAAGGAGACAGAAAACTGGTTAAAGGAACTTGCGGAAAGAGCGAAGGATTCTAGCGATGATGTGTCCGAAATAATGTATGACGACGTGCCGAGAGGACTTGAGTCCGTCAGAAAACAGCTCGGATTGTCTCAAGATCAATTCCGCACGTGGGCAAAACGAAACCCTGAGATATTCGCCAGTATGATGGATAAGATGGCACAGAAGGCAAATATTACAAGTAAAACCATCTTGTATTATTTTCATTCGGCTATCAGTAAGCTCATGGATATGGACTTTTGGCCAGGCGACAGTGGTAACGGAAAGAAAGGAAAGCCTTCGTACAACTCTGGCGTAAACACACCTTTCTCTGAGATCATAAGACAAAGACTTCACAAGAACGGAACTTTCACTGGGAACAAAAAGAAAGGTAAGTTTTGGACAAGAGAGGTTGACAATGCGTTAAGGCAAGTACAAGACCAGTCTTTCGAGACCACAGGTGAGAATATTCGTAAGGAGCTCAAGGCTGCGAGAAACGAACTTGATACGATAGTCAATGGAAAAGTAAGCAAGAATTCTTCTGAGTACAAGAATGCTAAACACAAGTACGATTTGTGGAAAGCTATCGCTGACGCAGGTTACATCTCTGACGATCTTGGAAAGAACAAGGTTACTGGTAACTTTGGGAAAGGCAAAAACAGGAATGGTCGCGAAGAAGACGCAGAACTTAAACGCCTACAGGAACGACTCAGTAGCTTGAAGTCTGCAAGACAAATGTACCAGAAGTACAAGAGCATAATGTCTGATGAAGAGGCAAAGAAGAAGACTTACAATCTCTTCCCCGAGGTTACCGGTCTTAATCTTGACGACTATCAGAAGGCTGTCCATTCTCTCCTTGAAGGATTCAGTATAAACACTACCGAGAGAAAGAAGTTCCAAACTTCCATCTATCGTGAGGTTGCAGAGTGGCTCTTCGACGAGAAGGACAAGAAGGAGTACGAGAGAAAGGCAGCTGACTTCACGGAATTATTGAACAGGTTGTCAAGCCAATGGGACTTGTACAAAGAGTTGCTCAGTAAGACTGGTGATAAGAATTTCTCCAGTGCTGCATTCAACAACCCTGGATATATCGATGACAAAGCAAAGGAGCTCATAGTCGAGTATAACAACAAATTCGGGAAGGACTTCCAGAGAGAGAATGCGATGTCGATGTCCGATGGTGTTGCAAAGGAAACTCTTAAAGGCCCAGGTGAATATGAGGCGTGGAAGAAGATAGTTGACCTTCTTCGAAACAACTATATCAAGATTTTGCAGGATGCTGCCGACATCATCGAGAAGACGGAAGATTACGATGACAAGATTCTTAATATTCGACAGGATTACGATAAACTTATCAAGAAGACGAATGATCCTGGTATTAAGGCAAGATACGAGATTCAGAGAGACAAGGAGATTGGTCAGGTTAAGCTTGACAAGTTCAAGAACTCCTCTGATTATCTCAATTTCTACGGAGCTATCGTTTCTCTCGGTATGGATAAGGCTCAGGCTATCGGGACTAGAATCAGGCAGAATATCAACGAGGCTCTGCAAAACGGAGCTATCGATGCGAGAGAGTACGCCAAGGAAATCAAACAGCTTGATGAGCAGTTATCGAAGCTGACGAGTCCAAAGAAGACTTTCTTCAATGGAGGTCTAAAGGGAATGGCTGAGCAGAAGATTTCTGATGCCAGCGAGCGGATGACCATCGCAGCAAGTAAAATTGCTGAAGGCAAGAAGGTTCGTGAATTTGGTCTCAAAATGGGAGACCCAAACTTCATCAAGCGTGGTGACAGCATGATTGCCAGTGGAAAGGCTATGATGAAGGCTGCTGAGATTCTGTTTAAGGATGGAACAAAGGCGAAAGAATCTCTTGATAAGTTTGCTAACGTAGTAAGCATTATCGACCAGAATGTACAGGGAATGTTCGAAGCGTTCAATGACATCAAGGAGACAGCTTCTCTTCTCGGCGTTGATACCGAGTCTGACGGATGGCAGGATGCTTCTGCGTTCTTCGAGACATTCTCCGGCATGTCAAGCTCATTATCTAAGGTGGTAACAAGTGCGGAGTCCGGCAACGTTGGTGGTATTCTTGCCGGCGTCACCGGCATATTTACCTCACCTATTAAGGCGTTTGCAAAGGCTCATGATGCTAAGCTCGACAGACAGATAAAGCTCGCAGAGAGACAGCTGAATGAATTGAAGAACCTATCTAGCAATATCAGTTCTGTTATCGAAAAGACGCTCGGTGGAATCTATTCTTACGATAGGTCTTCAGATACAGCAAACAAGCTTAAAGATGTCAAGAATGACTATAAGGCTTGGGATGCTTTCTCTAAGACCGATATTGGAAAGAATTTCTTTGGAGGTCACAACTTCAGTAACTACAGCAAGGAGACCTATGATGCTGTGATGAAGACAGAGACGAATCCTTCCGCATACGCAGATCAGCTCGCCCTGCTCCACGCTCAGGAAGACGAATTGAGGAAGCAGAGGCAAGCCGAGGATGACAAGAAAAAGACGGATAAGGATAAACTCGCCGACTACGACCAGCAAATCAAGGAGATGGAGTTGCAGATTAAGACGTTCGCACAGGACTTCCTTAAAGACGTTTACTCTATCGATATGAAGAGCTGGGCAAGCACACTTACTGACACCATTGTGAGTGCATGGGCTAAAGGTGAGGATGCTGTAGATGCTTACAAGAAGAAAGTCAAGGAAATGGTTCGCGATGTGGTAAAGAATATCGTTACGCAGAAAATCATGGAAAAGGCTCTCGAAAAACCTCTCGAATGGCTCACATCTGTTCTTGACAAAAAGGGTCAGCTTGACGAGACAGATATGGATACGTTTGCAAAGATTCTCAACGAAGTTGGAGAAAAGGTAACTCCCCAAATAACCGGGCTCTTTGATGCAATGAAGAATAACGGATTTGACATGAGAGAGGACGGAAGTTCCTCTGCTACCAACTCTGTTAAGAGTATCACAGAGGAGACAGCCGATCTGCTTTGCAGCTACGTAAACGACATACGTCTCAATGTTTCTGTTGATAGGGAAAACATAAAGTTGATATCTGATGCCGTGAAATCGGTTCCAGAGCTTAATGTGATTGCAAGATCACAACTAACTGCCATGAATCAGCTTGTTTCTCTTGCAGAGTACAGAAACAGAATGCTTGACGATATGTATTCCTGGATGCGTTCGGTTACAAAGGAAACCGGAGCAAGGAGTTTGAGGATTAAATAATATTCAGTTATGTTTAGGAAGAATAATTTATCAGACAGAATGAAGAACGAGGCGGTTTCACTGGGTCTTTGCGCTCAGTGGACCGCCGAGTGGCACGACAACTCATCCAAGCATGAGATGGTCGAGAAGTTTGTTAAGGGTATTGACTTCTGTATCGGAAAGAACTGGCCTTCGACCAAGGATATGAAGAAGTACTTTGGTGATGTCATTCACGATCATGGTGTGTATGTTGACGAGAACGTTGACCTGCAAAACCCAAAGATTGTCATCCTCAATGGAGAGTGTGTAGCAAACATCAACTATGACTGGATGGACAGTGGAGAGATATACGTAAGGCACAACTCTTCACTTTACCTGAAGGTTAAGGGATTCTCCAGGGTGTTTGTCAATCTGTTAGATGGTGCGGAGCTTCATGTTGAATGCGAAGATACCGCAAAGTGCTTCGTCTACCAATACGGAGGAACTGTCGTGAAAGCTACCGGACCAGTCAATATCAGGGATAGACACGATTTTAAGTTCAATTAACGCATATTTATGCGTATATTCTTGCATGTTTATGCATTATTTTGTATATTTGCAATTATAAAAAGTTGATTTAAGGTATGAAAGAACATTTCAGGATATACATGCAGAAGGAAGGCGATGGGAATGAGGTGAAGGACTCCATCGCCGACTTCGGTATGTACGTTAGCGAGAGTCCGTTCAAGCCTTGCGATTCTGTCAAGGAACCCGTGAAAAGGGAATGGCACGACGAGCATGGCGACGATGAGTACATTGGCAAGGATGGTCTCTATATGGCGGCATACGAGAACAAGGTCAAGTTCCTGTTTAAGGGTGATGCCTTCGGCGCAAACGAGAAGTGTAAGGCTTTCATTGACTATCTCCGCAAGTCTGGCATGATGAAAATGTACTGCGACTTTAATAAGATTGGAAGGCAGCATGTGAGACTGAAGAGCATTGATCCGGACCTGTACAGATATCCGGGCAGTGAGGACTTGCTAGTCCTCTCTATTACTTTCAAGATTAACGACCCTGTTACTGACATCAAGCCAATTATGGATGCGCATGGCAGGATTTCAAATTTAGGATAACACAGACACATGAGTACTTGGAATATTTATCATAAGGACGGCTCGAAGCTGACAGACGTTAACGGAGAGCAGATAACCGTTCACGGATTGGAATACTCCGATTCCTGGATGGGTGAGTGCTTTTTGACTATCAACTTCAAGCATGAAGTGTCTATCAACTTTCAGATAGGCGACTATATCATCTATCGTAACGAGCGGTTCGAACTCAACTACGAGCCGGGCAAGGACAAGCAGGCAAGACCTAACACCTACGGTGAGGGCTTCGTGTATGACAGCGTAAAGTTCAATGCCTTGCAGGATGAGCTTGCTAGGGCTGAATTCCTTGATGTGGTATTGAACGACAACGAACTCCACTACACTGCCCTACCGAAATTTCCATTCTTCGTACAGACTCTGGACGATTTGCTCGACAGGATACAGGCAAACCTCGACGAGCAGATTGGTGCAGGTCTCTGGAAGATTTACTCACGAAACAAGGAGCGTTCCGTGCAGCGTGGATGCCTTGTGAGCGAATGGTTGTCAATGTACGGCGAAGGGACAAGCGATAACGTCATCGAATCAATGTCCATCACTATTGACTCGAAGACATGCTGGGAGGCTCTTGCGCTCGTGAATGAGAAGTGGAACGTAAACTTCATAGTCAGAGGAAGAAACATCTATGTCGGTACTACCGGAATAGAAGCCGGACACATCTTCTCCTATGGTCTCGGCAAGGGGCTCTACGAGATTGTGCAGAACGCAGATTCTGATCAGAGTGTCATTACGAGACTGAGAGCTTATGGTTCGGAGAAGAATCTTCCTTCTCATTACTATGCGGACCTCGGTGTCAAGTACGTGGCGAATATCACGAAAGTGGTTACAGCTAGCACAAATGTCGAGCTTGAACTGGATGTCGACTATATCGAGACATATTTCAAGAATAAGAGAAAGTACGTCGTTTCCGGAGAGTCTCAGGAACAGTCTTTCGGATGGGTCCTTCAGGTAACGTTCGATTTTCAGACTACAATTACCGGTTATGTAACACAGTCTGGCAGCTCTGGCAAATGCAGGTTCTACTCCGAGTTAAAGGGAACACAGACTGACACCGGAGATGAGGAATCAAAGGAGAAGCTTGATACATTCATTTCGCAGGTTAAGGCAGGGAACACCAAGATGTACATTATGTCCGGTCTCAATAAGAAGGTCGTTCCTTCGTCCATGAAGGAGTACGCAAAGAATCTTCCGAATAATATGTCCATCAACAGGCTTATGCTGCCAGGATTTCCTCACGTATCTCTGAGTGATTTCTACGACTCGCTTACTGAACAGGAAAAGAAGTATGTGAATCCAACCGGGAAACTGCATAAATTCTCTACTGATCCATATAGACCATACATCGATTCTCTCAATATAGAGGAGATTGGACTCCGTTCGGCATCGCAGTTCTTTGATACTGATGATAAGACGAATGGAGTTATTGAAATCTACCCTACTATCGAGGAAATGGAAATCGGTGGCGTACGTGTGGATGAGATTGATGAGGGTGTTGCTCCTGATGACGACGGAAGGTTTGGCGACAACGAAACAGTAAAGAATGTTGATATATACCTCAATAAGGCTATCGACTTCGATATCAACGACCTTAAGGATGATGACTTCTCTATCTCTATGAAGGATGGTATGTGCGGCGGACGAACATTCAAAGTGGCATCCTCAACCAAGGTTGATGGTAGATGGAGACTTACTATTGAGAGGAGCAAGGATGATGCTCTTGAGCTGTGGTTCCCATACAAAGACTACCCTATCAAGAATGGCGACCATTTCGTTCTTTCCGGAATCACTCTTCCTGATTCGTATGTGAAAGCCGCATCATTGAAGCTCCTTAAGTATGCTATTGCGCTCCTTGACAAGAATGACTACACAAGGTATGTCTATCAGCCTAAGGTTGACGAGCTTTTTATGGCGAGACAGCACGATAAAGCGCAGGCAGACGAAACCGGAACCATAAAGAGTCTTCATGATACGCTCAAAGCTGGCGGCCTGATGAACTTCAATGATACAGACCTCAATATCGAAGGAATCATCTCTATCGACCAGCTCACGATCAAGGAAGAAGATGGCAAGATTCCGACATACGACATAACACTTCGCGAGGACAAGGAGGTTGGAACCATTCAGAAGATTCAGCAGCAGATCTCGTCTCTTCAAAACGGAAATGGTGGAACAGGTGCAGGATTAACAACTACACAGGTTAAGAATCAGGTCGCAACAGAGGGAAGCAAGCACTTCATCTCAAAGATAAACGATGACACCGCCAAGGGCACAATCACTTGGGAGAAGGTGCAGAAGTTCGTGCAAGGATTGTTCCTCGGCAATGGGAAGAATTATAGCATCGATGGCAACGGAAACGCAATCCTCTCTAGTGTCTTGGTGAATCTCTTGAAGTCACTCGATTTCAACGAATCTGAGCAGACGGGATTTGCTATCAAGCAGAGAAGCGATGGTAAGTATCAGATGTTGCTTACGGACTTGATTGTATGGGGTAAGGCGATATTTAATACCCTCGCCATTCGTGAACTCAGCTACGTTGGTGGAAATATCGTTCTCTCCCCTGCTGCTGGCAAGATAAGCTATATCAAGGAAGTATATAGTGAGACAACAAATGAGCTGATTGGCTGGAAATGCTATCTCTTAGCAGATGATGGAACGACCGCAACTATCAACTCCTTCAAGGTGGACGACCAAGTTAGATGCAAGACATTCAATATTGCATCTGGTGTCTATGAGAACGTCAGCAACAAGGACTATTGGAGACTTGTAACTAAAGTATCTACTGAGAACGAGGTAATCACCGATGCAGAAGGTCACGAACTCTATGACGGAAAGAAGTTCGCTTGGATTCAGATAGCCAAGGGCAATTGCATGGAGAACTCTGATATTCCTTCCGCTGGTGATACCATCGTCCTCATGGGTAACAGAAGCGATAAGAGCCGCCAGCATCTCCTGATGATGGAGACGGAGGGAGATTCCGCTCCTAGGTTCACCATGTATCGTGGTATCAACTCCTACTCTCTGAAAGACAAGTCTATCTTTGACGTTTCCTTCGATGGTATCAACATCGTGAGCAAATACTTCAAGATGATTAACGTCAGCGGAGAGAAGGTTTGGACTCCCATTTATCTCGGTGACTGGAAGGAAGGAACTGCCTATGAATACTACGATGAGGTTACATGGCTTGGTACACGATGGCTCTGCATCGTTCCCGAAGGACAGACAACCACAGAAGAGCCTAGCGAGGATTCGCCTTATTGGAAGGCTACGACTGCGATACAACGGAATAAGATGCTGATTGATGTTCAGGGGCAAGATACGCTTGATTGGGGCGAGACCATCGATGTTGTATGCTCTGTTGTGCGTGGAGATACTGCTGTAGATACTTCTGACTGGGACTGGAGTGTGGAACGGAACAGCGGCAACAAGCAGGAAGATGCCGCATGGAACGCCTCTTCAAAGGCTCAGAGCTTCAGGGGTACTATAAGTATAGCTTTCACGGAAGCCGAAAATGATCTTGGTATAGAGAACAAAAATACGTTTGGTGTAGTTTTTACTTTCAGCACTTGGAAAAGAGGAAACAAGGCAAAAGCTATATCGGCAACTTTAAGTATATAAATAGATTTATAATTTAAAATAATTAATTGTTATGGCGAATAAAAATTTAGGAGTGGCAGATGCCGTTTCCACGATTCAGCAGACAGATAGCGTGCTGGCTGAGGTTGGCGGCTCTATCAGAAGATTACAGGTTAAGGACTTGTCGAAGAGTCTTAATCTCTCTATCACATCACCGGAGGTGTATGCCTACGGCATTGAGTTTGATGTTACAGTAAGCTCTACTAATGCTACGAGAATCGGCAACATGAGCATGCATCGCACGCTGCCTATACAGACTCTTATGAAGGGCTGTCTGCTTGATGACGATGGCAATGTGGTTGATTATCTTGATCCGCAAGACTGGACGAAGGCTACAAGAGACGGAAGCCGAGGACAGGTAATGGTTGAACTGCCTGAGTATTACGAGAAGTTTGAAACGGATGGCAACAAGCGCAGGGCATGGATGAGTCTTGAACCGCTGGCTGGTTTCCGCAAAGTGCCAAAGCGTTACGTCAGTGCTTATCAGGCATACGTTAAGGATAACAAGCTCTGCTCTGTTGCCGCAGTGTTGGCATCATCTAACATCAGCCGTACGGAATTCCGTAATGCAGCAAGAGCCAGAAAATCAGGTAGTGCAGAATGGAACTGCCATGTGTATGATATTCAGAGAGAACTTTATTGGCTTTTCGCTATCGAGTATGCCCAGTTGTCTTGCCAGACAAATTACAATGCTACACTGACTACTGAAGGCTATCATCAGGGCGGTCTTGGCAGTGGTGTTAGTAGCGTAGATAGGAGTAAATGGAATACATACAATGGATATAAACCATTTGTGCCTTGCGGAACAACAGATAGTCTTGGTAATCGAAGCGGTGTTGTTACATACGATACTGGTACAAAGAATGGTGTTACACTTGGCAAGGTCAGCGTAAATAGATACCGAGGCATCGAGTGCCCATTTGCTCACGTATGGCAGTGGACAGATGGAATCAATGTAGAGGTACAGCCAGGAGATAGTGGCGTTAGCAAGGTATATGTATGCCGTGACCCTAAGAAGTTCTCCGACACAGGAAGTAACGGATATACCTATGTTGGCAATGAAGCGAGAACGGAAGGTTTTGTCACGCAGATTACCTTTGGTGAGTTTGGTGATATTACGGCTAAGGCAGTCGGCGGCAGTGATAGCAGCTATCATGGTGACTATCATTACACAAACATCCCTACTGCTACCACCTTACGTGGCGTGCGTTTTGGCGGTGATGCGCATGGCGGTTCGAACTGCGGTTTCGTTTACTCGTATTCGTATAGCGCCCCCTCGGACTCGCATGCGACTATCGCTTCTCGCCTTTGCTTCCTACCAGCGGCATAATCGAGGCGACACGGCACGATACACGTCCCTATGCCGCCCGCCATTTATGGCGGCATAGGGTTCATTAAATAATTGTTTTACAATAAAAATAAAAAATATAAATATGACAGATAACAATACAAAGCAAGACGATGGAAGTCTTGCATTCTTGAATATTCCAAGAAACGAAAACAGCCGTTCATTCAACTGCAATGAAATCAGTCAGAGCAAACTGGTTAACACCACATTCTGGCTCATCGACTTCATGGAGGATATTCCGACAAGATTCTCAAAGCAGAAAGGTACAAAAGGACAGACTTTAGTACTGATAAAGCGAAATCTTGATGACCCTGAGAGTGAAGCTCTGAAGTTTTTCACAGGCTCGCAGGATATTCTCTACATCTTGCAGGAGATAAAGAAGCGCAATGCTTTTCCTCGCAAGGTAACGATGCGAGGTAACGGAAACCGATATTTCGTGGAATAAAAGATATTAAGGTTGATGATTCCTAACGTGGCGTGCATTTTGGCGGTAATGCGAATAACGGTTCGAACTGCGGTTTCGTTTACTCGAATTCGAATAACGCCCCCTCGGACACGAATGCGAATATCGCTTCTCACCTATGCTTCTTAGGTAAAATATTATACAGGAATCATAGCCTCACCTCTTGGTGAAAAATTTCGGAACTCAGAAACGTGTTGGTAGGTATCAGAAAATATCGCTGATAGTCGAAGGCTCGGAGTAAGGAAGCAAAGTTTTAATTTAGTGAAAAAATGAAAAGAATTGGTTATCTCTACGATAAAATCATATCAATGGATAATCTTAGGTTGGCTGATCAGAAAGCCAGGAAGGGTAAGAAGAACACCTATGGTGTGCGATTGTTTGACAAGAACAGAGAAGAGAAGCTTCTGAAGCTGCATGAGATGCTGAAGAACAAGACGTTCAGAACATCAAAATATGATGTTTTTACCATCCATGAGCCGAAAGAAAGGGTGATATACAGATTGCCGTACTATCCTGACAGAATTGTTCATCATGCCATTATGAAAGTTCTGGAACCTATATGGCGCAGCGTATTCACGTATAATACATATAGCTGCATCAAGGGAAGAGGCATTGAAGGGTGTGCTCGGAGAGTTGATGAGATTATACGAAACCACCCTATAGACAAACCTCTCTACTGCTTGAAGATAGACATCGTAAAGTACTACCCTAGCATAGACCATGAGGTTATGAAGAGAATTGTCAGACAGAAGATAAAGGATGCAAATGTATTGAATCTTCTTGATGAGATTATTGATTCAGCGGAGGGATTACCAATCGGAAACTATATAAGTCAATATCTGGCTAATCTTTATCTTGCGTACTTCATGCACTGGGTGAACGAAGTGCTGAAGGTTGATAGTACAGAATATGCCGATGATATAACATTCTTTGCGGAGGACAAAGCAGTATTGCATGAAGTTCGAAAAGCCATAAAAGGTAAGCTCGAAGGAGAATTGAAGCTGAAGATTAAAGGCAATTGGCAGATATTCAAAATCGGCATAAACAGATACGACAAGAACGGCAGGGCTTTGGACTATGTAGGCTATCAGTTCTTCTGTAAGCAGAAACTTATGCGTAAGAGAACAAAGCAGAACCTATGTAGGGAAATGAAATCTGCAAGAAAGAAAGGAATCAAGGAGGATGCACTGAAGATGAGGATAAGCCCATGGCTTGGCTGGGCTGCTCACAGCGACAGCAGGAACTTGCTGATGGAAATAGGTGCATTCTACAACATAAAGAAATATAATTTTAAAAAGATAGCAATATGAAAGTAATTTATGACAACGAGCCTTCTGTATTGGAGGCAGTAGGAAACGGCAGCCACCGTTATCACTACGACATCAAGGCAGTGGAGACAGAATCAGCGGAGAAGTCTTCGGGTACAGATTCTAGGACTCAGTACGAGTGCCAGGAAGTGATTGTATGGGAACCGATTACATCTAACAAGATTACCGAAGCGGTAATTGCAGACAAGTGGGATGGCAACAAAGAGCAGAAGCTTATCAACGAGTATAATGCTATTCAGTTGGGTATCACTACTGATAAGGCAGAGATTACCAGTAAGACTGCTGCTTATAAGGAGTTCCTTGTGGAGCGAGCACGATTGAAGTCTTTGGTCGATGCAGACTGCAAGACTTTGGGCATTGAGTAATTGAGTAATTGGATTATTAACATTGTTCGTTTTTAGTAGAAGTAGGCTATGAGAACAGAAAAGAAATTCATGCGGCGTAGATATGCGCCATTGGTAAGTAGTTGCTCGTTGGTTTGTACCACGCCAGAGTCACCGCTTACGCAGCTATATAGCGGAGGCGAGTATCAGCCTAACAGAGAGGGGACGGCAGCAGTTCCATGCGCCATCTGCCCTGTTGTCAGTGCATCGGCAAGGGACGGCAGCTGGCAGGGTAATACCCGAAGCAATGCGCATCTCTCTCAGATGCAGTGGTATGTTGACGGGCAGAAGATAGAGAGCGTTGCCAACTGGAAAGGGAAGTATTCTATCATTACCAGTGGCGACAACAAGGGTATGCTCATCATCAAGCGAAACATCGGACTTAATGAGCGTGTGAAACTTCGTTTCGAGGGTAATCTGCTCGATTTCCGCAACAATGAGCTTGTTCCGGTGAGAAGCGATGAGAAAACTCTTTATACGGTTCAGGCAGCACAGGATTCATGGAGTGTTGAAACTGATTATCCGCTCAACCTCATGTATTCCTGCATTTATGACAATATGCTTTTGCATGATTATCAGGTGAGCCACGGAATAGCCTCTACCCTTTCACCCCAGCAGATTAGCAACGGAGAGCAGTATCTTCGCACGGCAGCAATACGTGTACGTAAGGGTAAGGATATACAGACCAGCGGCTACACTTTGGAACTCTATCGCACAGATGGCGGTAGCGAGGTGAAGATGAGCGTCGGCTATGAACTTCAGGCACTATCCCTTACCAGCATGACTCTAGATTTGCGTCTTGTCCCTAATGCTGCCACCTATCTGCTAAAAGTGCTTGTAGGCGGCAAGGTGGTATGCCTCAAAACCATCTGCACCGTCAATCGATTGCACAAGGCTATATCCGTAAGACCTAGTGTAGAGAGCGACATATACCCAGATACGGATATTATGTTCCAGGAAGCCATCGTGAAATGTAAAGAACATGATGTGCAATGTGCGGAAAACGTAGTCAAAATGATCCTCCTTGCATCCACCGCTTATGAGACTGATGTAAATCTCGGAGAAGGAAGCAGGGTCTTTTTCCGTCTGTCCGACCTCACGATGGGTGACACGCAGAAGGACAACTATGTGGAAACCTGCTTTGACTACGACTACAAGGAGGAGTATAAGGTTGCTACTGATGCAAGCGGCAACGTATATACCGATGCGAACGGCAATCCGTTTATCTTTAACTAGAAGAATATGAGATACGTATTAGCAGATAAGGAAAAAGCTATCTTGGCTGGATTCGATGTGATGACGCATAATGTCATCGATATCGAAGGAGAAAGCAAGATGGTTATCACGGAGAAGGGAATGATGGACACATCGTTGCTTGTAGGTGATGAGAGTGAGAGATTAAAGCAACTCAAAGGCAATATGTTCGATAGTGCAAGAGGGTTGGAAGAGTATTTAATGAACTTTAAACGTTAATTTATATGGAAGGAACATTATCAGGTAGCATTACCCTTAAAAGATTGAAGAAGGGTGTGAATGTAATTATGAGCATCGAGACAGAGAATGCGGCTCTCTATCAGGGTTGGAACGACAAGAGCGGAACGCCTGTACCTAACTTCACGACGCCTGCAAACCAGCCTATCCTCGTGCCAAAGGTGGTGGCTACCAACAATCAGACGGCCAGCATCACCAGCGGTTCGTGGTATTACAACAATACATTGCTTGTAGTTACTACAACAGCCACATCCGAAGGCTTCTACAAATGCAGTGATGCCCGTTTTGCCATCAATCCTCAAAACTATAAGTTGAGAATCATTGACAACATAGCATCTGCTCAGAACACGAGCAATGATATTTTCACATTCAAGTGCTCGGGCGAAGCGGCTGGATCATCTTATGAGACGGAGGGCACGGCAGAACTCCATTTGCAGATCGTTGGTAGTAGTGCGGCTGCTCTGTATATCCAGGGTCCATGCACTTTGTCCTTGGAGGCTTCAACCGCTCAGCTTGTTGCCCGCTTCTTCATTGATGGTAAAGAGGAACTAAGCGGATATTCATACCTCTTTTACGATGAGAACGACAAGACCTTGCAGGATAGCACTTCGACAACATTCACGGTTACACGTGATATGATTACGGCTATCGGCGGCATCTACTGCTCGGTATACAAGACAGGAGACGGCAAGAAGACGTACCTTGCCACAGACTTCCACAAGATTACTGACATCGGTGATGAGTACGAACTTGAAGTTACGGTAGACAAAGACTGGGATGGAACGAATGACCAGTACGTAACCGCTCATATCTACCACTTTGCTGGTGTGAAGGGAGATGAGATTCCATCGTCATCACTGAAGGGAACTTTTACCCATACTTTCGAAAGCTCCCTGAGCAAGACAGCCCTCGGCAGCAAGACGGGAGTAAAAGTGTCGGTTGGCACCGACATCTGGGGCAAGATTACTAATGACAATGAGGATGTGAGAGACTTTGTAAGTTATCAGGCATAATAAAAAACATATATATGCTTATGTTAACAGCATCAATAACATTACATAGAAAACCAAAGGACGGCAAAGATGCCGTCACTTACGAGATTCGACTTGATACTGACTCCGTGGTACTTGATAGTACCACGAAGCAGTTTGTGACGCATAAATTGGGCGATGTTCACTTTATGTATCATCAGGGTAGCTATACAGAAGATATGACTCATAAAATCATTGAGACATATTCCTACATCATACTTTACTATGGTTACGAAGGTGGTGTCTATAAGGCTATCTCGTATTCGTCTGATGAGGGCGTTACTGATATATGGAACACTATGCAGATGAATGTCGGTGATGATGCCGATTGCTACGGCATGAAATATATATGGTATGACAAGAATCTGCCAGATAACGATGAAGCTATGTTTGAGAAGATATGGAGCAAGTTAGACGGCGTTCCACCTAAAGAACTCGGCATTAATATTCTTGCAACTAAGATGTTCACGGTTAGTCGTAACGGTGATAGTGTCAAATCATCTGATGTGGTGTTTGGCATTGGAACTAAGATGCAACAACCCACAGCTTGGATTACCAATTTCGCAGGACTGACGCTTGTCGAGGGCAAATATGTGTGGACTTGCACAAAGACTACACTGACGAATGGAACATCATATTATACAGGTGCATATTGCCTTGGCGAGTGCTATGACTTTGCGCAGGTTGAGGAATTGTACGCACTGAGTGACAGCTCTACCCAAGCACCTGAATCAGGTTGGAATACGTCATATAAAGTAGTCAAGGGCAAGTATCTGTGGAGTTGCGTAAAGGTGACTTATAATGATGCTAATATCCGCTATCTCAACAAGAAATGCGTGAGCTACTTCCCCAACGATGGAACGAACGGAACAAAGTTCACTCCGAGGGGTACTGCCTACGCTCATTACTCTAAGGCAAGTGAGCTGCCAAGCCCATCGGTAACAACAGTCAACCGCAAGTATCTTGTAGATATAGATGATAAGTCAACACCGCCAAGGAATACCCCTTGTGTATGCTACTACAAGAACACGAAAACGTTCATGTCAGACGTTGCGGCAGAGGGAGATGCTTATAATATCGGTGGCACACTCTGGGTGCATGATGGAAAGATGTGGCATGACTTCGGAAGCGTGCAGGGACCAAAAGGTGACGACGGCCAAGATGCTCTGAATATTGATTTTTCAACGGATAGATTACTATTTCAGTGGATAAATTCTAATTTCGACGTAGGAGCTGCAAATGTTACTCTTATCGCAAGACAAGGAAATGCGGTTATTGACCCATCAAAATATAGTGTTAAGATAATCTCTACCAAGAATTATCGTTCCGAAAGTGCTATAATCGCAACGGCTGGTAATACATACTATCTTACTTTCAAGGCAGATGGTATTACTATGATGGAATACGTCTATAACAAGGATGTTGATGGTGGTACAACAATCAGTTATCCTGCCAGCAGTTGCGCTATCAAGTTGGCGGTCACATACAATGGTATCACATATACTAGGACGATATTCATAGATGTGTCATTTACCCAGACGTATGGAGATCTGCAATGGAATGCAGATCAGCTATCAGCTACATTCGGGAAGCTTACTGATGGATATGATGGTACGCTTGCGCAGATGGAGTCAAAAGTTACTCAGAATGCGAACAATATTGCCTCAAAGGTATCTCAGACCTACTACGATGAGAATAACAAAAAAATCGATGAGAGATTTTCTGTAATAGAGCAAAACGTTGATAATATCAAGCTCGAAGTATCAGCTACAACTGATGGCCTGAAGGCTACAGGAATCAATATCACCGATAAGACCATAAAAATGACTGCCAACAATTTCACCCTCTATAATAACAACAATGAGGAGGTATTTAGTGCAGATGAAAACGGAAATGGCGTATTCAAAGGAAAAGTAACTGCAACAAGCGGTTATATCGGAGGTCTTGAAATCTATGATGATACATACCAGCTCGGAGGACAGACCTTCAACTATAAAGGTCTTGTTTATAATATAGAGGAGAAAGAATATGTTCCCGAGCACACGGTTAACGTAAGAGATAGAGGATTCTATGTAGGCTTTGGTAATAGTAAGATGGGTGGGTATCTCAGTGCAGGTCTAAATGGTAACGGTGGTACAACGACTGTAGGCGGACAGACAGAGATGTCGTATTATAACATCCTGGATGTTTTTCTCTCAACAGAAAATTCCGTTACTGGGCAATCTGCTAACGCTGCTACTTTCATCGCTGCAAGCAAAGGCTTAAAGTCTACGGCACTTGCAGTTGGTGCTTATGGAGGTAGGGAGAACTATGCGGTTGATGCTGGTAGTGGAGATATACGAGTACAGGATGGTGCGTTTATCGGTGCTTTCTGTGGCAACGTCAATAAAGGCAACAATGGCAATAATGTTACAGATAACTATACATTGCAACCAACAGATAGCATCATCGTATGCAACAATACTAAGGAGATAAAGATAACATTTCCTAGGGAAGGCATAAAGGCAGGTCAGATGTTCATTGTTATTGCAGGTACAAGCAGTAGGATAAATTTTGGCGGCGAATATGGAACTGCTACATCTATTCTGTGCCAAGGCGAATTATATTGCGGCACAAGAGGGCAATGGAACTTTATTATCTTCGACGGCAATACTTGGCACATCCGTATGGTGTGGAACTAACAAATATGGCGGTTACCACATGGTAGCCGCCTTTTTCTTTTCTCGTCCGTCAGGAAAATGCTTTGCATTGAACTTCTCTATAGGCTCTAATATCATATCTGGAAAACATGGAGCATCAGAACCACGAAAAGATGGTGTTAAATCACTAAGATAGCCATATCTACCTTTTCTTCGTTCCTCCTCTGCTTGCGTTACTAGACCTTTCTGCATTCTAACAGCAAATGGAAGTTTATTAAAATTAGAATGGTTTATATCATTTACCCAACTATCAGTTATAGGAATGATACTTTCCTTGCCAATTTCTAGAGCTTCCTCGATAGATAAAGGATTGGCTATTTGCTCCTTCATCGTCATTTGACTTCTGCCTTTAAATGGTATATTTATCTTCATAATTTTAATGTTTTGGTTGATGTGCAAAGATACGAAAATTAAGCTACATAGAACTTTCAGATTGTTACTTTTTATAAAGTTTAACACAAAAATATTCTCATTTTCGTTGAATTTGTGCAAAAAAGTGTATCTTTGCACCATCATTTAATTTAAAACAACGAATTATGAACAATTAACTATAGACAAAAGGAGGTTTTTCAATGACACAAGAACAAGAAGCCGAAGTCCAACGGTTGATAAAGGACGTAGATGTTACTGAGCTGATGGGTATGCTTATGAAGCATGGTAACGTCCAACGGTTGATAAAGGATATTGATGTGACGGAGCTGATGGGGATGCTCATGAAGTATGGTAACCGATATTCCAGAAGAATCTTGAAATTCTTTCGCTGGTTCTGTAAGTACGTTCCCATCACCATCATGGTATTCCATGCATACGGAATGTGGGATTTTAGCCAGCATCCTCGTGAAATGTTCATAACAAACAATGAGAATTTTCCCTGCTATCTCTTCATTTACTTTATGGTTTATATTTTACCAATGATTTTGATATTAGCAAGTAGATTCTTCTTCTTGTGCTGGCGGTATCGTATTCCTTTCTTTTATTTCTTTGGTGTGAATGCTGCTCACATCGTTGAATGGAGCTGGTACACAACCAAAGATATGATAGATTCCTGCTTTACTGTTATGGTGGTAACGGCAATATTTTATATATACGGATTTGCCGAAATGTTTATCAATAAGACCAAGTTAGGAAGAAAAATCTGCGCATAAAGGAGATTTCTGAGAATTTTTCACAAAAATGGAGGTAATATGGGAAAGATATTGAATTATAAGATACTCGGAACAGCTTTAAAGTCGCTGAGTGATGCTTGCTTTAAGGCTGATGAGCAGCAGAAAAATGGCGAGAAGGTCACCGCTTGCGGAATGAGCGATGATGATTTGGATAAATTGTGTGACATCATCCCCGATATGCTCAACCCTATGCTATCTACCGAAGAGGTCAAGGAGAAGCTTCACGTTTCTGATGCAACATTGAACAGGATGGTAGCGAGGGGCGATATTCCTAATGGCGAATGCAAAAAGCGTGGGCACACTAGGTATTGGAAGAAGTGGGATATTCTTCACTTCATTAAGAGTAAGAGAGGTAAGTGATTGCCTCTCTTTTTTTATTATTTATGATATTACCTCCTATCACCTTAAATCTCTGATAATCAACCACTAAAAGAAAGTGTGATAGAGTTATATTTGCTCTCCCCTATTCTTCGTACCTTTGCATCCGTAACGTTACAATAGTGTTAGTTAATATAAGGATAACTTAAAAAGATTGTATCATGGAAATGACAGATGCAAAAGTAGTAGAGAAGAAAATCTACGAAGATGGTAAAAAAGAGTATGCCAGCAAGGGTTTGGCAGGAACAGCCCTCGGAATTGGCATCGGTGGCTTGGCTTTAGCTTTGCTCAACGGCAATGGTCGTGGTGTATTCGGCTCTCTCGGTGGCAGCAATATGCCTGAGAACGTGAACATCAACACCTACGGAGCTAACTCAAGCTCAAATCAGCCAACCGCCTTGCAGGTAATGGAGAAGGAATGCGCTGATGAGGTGAAGCTGCTTACCGACATGTTCGGTTTGAAGCTTGACACCGCCAACAAGTTCTACGCTATGCGTGAGACTGACATCGCTGAGAAGTTCTCTATGTACAAGGGTGCTACTGAGGCTATCAACGCAGAAAACCGCCGTGCAATGGAGGCTGAGTTCGGTCTTTACAAGTCTCAGATTGATGCGGACTTCGGCCTGTACAAGAATCAGAGAGACCAGTACGATGCGTTGCAAGCAAAGTATAGTGACCTCGATAAGAAGGTAGCCGTTATGGAAGCCCTCACTCCTTACAAGGAGAAGCTTATGATGGCTTACGTGAACGAGAAGTGCTGCCGCAAGATAGATGGTCAGCTTGTGCTCCCTTCTACGCCAGTTGTTACTGGTTACGGCAGTTACGGCTGTAACTGCACCGCTCCTTCCACTCCCACTACAGGAGCGTAACAGAGCAGTAAGTAAGTCTGTAAAAAGGACTAAGAAAAAATGAGTTGGTGAGGGGTGTTTGCCCTCGTGGTGGATGCCCTCTCACCTCTCTATAATATATCACCAACTTTAAAGGATTTGTTTATGATGAATTTTGGAAACAGCCCTTTGCTTGATATGGGCACAAGTCAGCAACAGCCGCCGATGATGGATGCCGAGCTACAGAAGATGTACGAAGCAATACAGCAGAAGCGAGCATCTATCAATATGCAAGCGCAGCAGTCTTCCACCCCTTTATGGGATGAAATCGACAAGATTGAAGACAATCTTACAGGCGCACAACGTCAGTACTTGATGCAAAATCAGGAATACGTTAATAGCTTGCAATATGTCTCCAAGCTCGTACAAGACGAGGAATTGCGCATCATACGTCCTCGTATTGAAAGCACTCAGCAAGGACAGGAAGCATTGAAGAAACATCTATCTTTGATGCAGCGTTTAAGAAAAGAAGTAGCGCAAGCAGAGGAACATAAATCTGCTATGCTCAACGACTATATGACAAATCATAGTGATAAGACTTGGCAAGAATACCTTGCTTGGTACAACAAAACAAAGAAAGGAGAAACTAAGAAATGAACGTAACAGAACTGAAAGAGAAACTGCTTACATCTTTGGATTTGTGGGCAGACGCAAGAATTAGCGACATGGTTAAGGAAAACCCTGCATTGGCTATTCCTTCCGTGTATATGAAGCGAGCATCACACAATATCATCGCCAAACACAAGGATAGTTGGGGCAAAAGCATTGACAACGCTACCATATTCATTGCCGATGAAGACGGCAACATAGATGCTGATACCATATTCTCAGACCTCATGCAGATGTTGGAGAATATAAGCAACTACGAATTTGATTTCGGCTTTGTCAAAGGTCGCATTGATGGCGGTACTTTGTCCATTGATTTGCCTGATAATATTATAACGACAATATTGTTCGGCAGCAAGAAGAGTATCAGCTTTACAAAAACTGACTTTGAGGAGTTGAAAAGTCTGATAACAGCAGAATAATCACATATATAAATACAAGACAATATGGAAGCAAAAGAGATTATGAGTAAGTTTGATGAGCTGTATGGAATGATGGCATCATCAGCAAACGTAAAGTATATGCGCACATTCGGAGATACGATGCGCTGCATGATGAAGGATATAGCATCCAAACACCCAGAGTTGGCACAAGAGTATCTTGATAAGCTCTGCGCCATCAAGTGGAAGAACTATCTTACCATGAAGGAGGCATCTGAGATTGTTAACGGTATGAATCCGCCTGCCACTTGGGATATGCAGACCTGGATCAATGCTATGACCGGTCTCGGACTTGCAACAGAGGAGAAGCCTTACTACAACGATTATGCTTTGTACGTTGCAATGAATCAGGTCGTAAGTGACCACGGATGTACCATTGCTAAGATACTCGGCAAGGAAGATGTTAAGGACATTGGCACTGAACATCTGGTTAAGTATGCCAGCCACCTTGCACTCGACTTACTGAAAGACAAGGATGGTGTGTACGACATCAGAGAGTATTTTCTGAAGTAACATCAAAAATATACGGTTATGAAAAAGGTATTCGAAGACATTATAGCTAGCAATGACATGCAGGCTATCAAGAACTGCATCACGATCATGGCAGATTGCTGCGAAGTTGGAATGAACGACAGCGTAATGCTTGATATGATGAAGCAGGTCAAGGGAGAGATTGGCGCGTGTCATTATGACGAAGAAATGGCAGATATGCATCTTTGTCTCATAGGCCAACTTCACACTAAAGATGTAGCCAAGGATTATTGGCATGAGGTCAAGAACGACAACATCAATCTCGAAGACTGGTGCGTCCTCTGGGGTGAGATGGTAAAGCGCAACGACGTAAAGATCAAGAAATGGTTTCCAAAAATCAAAACGCTCGACTACGAAAGAAAAATTTTCGACGAATGCATTTCTTTCCTGGAGAACGGAGGAATTCCGTATTATGATCTGAATATCTGATTTTTTCGTTATTCTGAATGAAGTCTCGACTTTTTTTGCTATCTTTGCAGAAAGAGACCGAGACTTTATTTTTATATATTCAGGATAACGATTATGATAGATTTGTTAGATTCTTCCCAAATCCGGCAGATAGCGGTGACAATCTCCTCTGCTATACTCGCCTTTGCAACGCCGACCGAAGGTTTCGTGTTGGCGCTGGTAATCGCTTTCGGCTTTAATATCTTCTGCGGAATGAGGGCCGATGGCGTAAGTGTTGTGCGGTGTAAGAACTTTTCTGCATCGAAGTTCGTAAACGCCATTTTGGAAATGTTGCTATACCTGACCATTGATTACGTCATATACGGCATCATGGTTGGCTGCAATGACGGAAGTGAGGCTTTGTTTGTAATCAAGATGCTCACGTATATATTCTGCTATGTGTACGTCTGCAACGCATTCAAGAACCTCATCAAGGCGTACCCTAAGAATATTTCATTCAGGGTTATTTACTACATTCTGAGATTCGAATTTACAAAGGCATTGCCGAGCTATTGGAAGCCGATCTTGGAGAGATTGAACCAGGAGTTTGACAAAAAAGAGGAGGAAAGCAAAAATGGCAAACCATAAGATTCTTGAACCATTCATTCTCAAATGGGAAGGTGGCTTCGTTAACGACAAGGACGATTTGGGCGGCGCAACAAATATGGGCGTGACTCTCGCTACGTACCGATCTGTGTTCGGCAGCAAGAAGAGCGCAAAAGACCTGAAACGTATGACCAGGGTGCAATGGGGTGTAATCTTCAAGAAGTATTACTGGGATAAGTGGAAGGCCGATGATATCAAGGACCAGAATGTAGCCAATATCCTGGTTGACTGGTTTTGGTGCAGTGGTTCCTATGGTATCAAGATTCCTCAGCAGGTGCTCGGAGTTTCCGTTGATGGTATTGTTGGTTCAAAGACAATTGCCGCCATTAACGCAAGAGATGGTAGAGAACTGTTCGACACCATCAAGCAGGAAAGAAAAGATTATATTGACCGTATCTGTCAGGCCAGGCCGCAGAACAAAAAGTTCAAGAAGGGATGGCTGAACAGAATTAATTCGCTTGACTATGAGACTGATTGATAAGATTGCAAAGATTATAACCATCGTTGCTGTAACGATGCTGGTTCTATCAATGTTCTGTAGATGCAATGCTAAAGAGCGCATTGTAGAGAAGCAGACATATATCGCAGATAAACGAAACGATGCGAAATGGGATTCGCTCTTTAATGCAAGATTAATAAAGGAGTTGATTTTCTATCAAGCGTCGCACAAGGAGTCCGTGAGATCAACTTCAAAAGAAAAAACTCATGTCAAGGATAGCACGGCTTCAAAGTATGATGCCAACGGTAATAAAGTCGGCGAAGATAGATTCCATTATGAATATCGCGAGATATCACAAGAAGATGTGCAGATACTAAAAGACAGTATTTTAAGCCTCAAGCAATACATAGATAGCACTACGCTATATCGCAGCAAGTGTGACTCATTGATCTCAGTAATAAGCAAAATATCGAAAGATAGGGTATGTGTCGAAAAACAATTATCAAAGACAGATAGGGTATTCCTGAACATCGGAAAGGTATCATCTGTCTGTTTATTCATAGGTATCCTCGCCATCTTGGGCTGGATATGCTGGAGGTTGAAATTACACAAACGTTCTTAGTTTTTCTCATTTTAACTTAATGGATTTTGTTTATATTTATTATTTGGGTTAAAACAAAAAAAAGAGGCGACCGTCCGTGATGGATAGTCGCCTCTTGGCATTTGGGTATCAATCTTCTTCAGCTTGCAGGAACTTGATACTATACTCCGTTTCATAGTGTTTCTTCTGCTCGTCGGTCAGCAATCTAGTTTCGCTGTCGAAGAACAAAGTGAGCAGCTCTCCGTAATCCTTGTCGTAGAAGTAGTTGTACTTGCGGCAGAGATAGTTCCTGGCGTTCATGCACTTGTCCGGAACTGTCTTGAACTTTCGCTTTGTCTTCTGTGACAAACCGCTAGCAGCTCTCAGTTTCTCGACGGCAAGAACCTTTCTCAGCGTTTCCTGTCTCTTTCTGTTAGCGTCATCGGTGCGGGTACGAGCAGCACTCTCCTTCTGTATTCGTTTCGTAGTCTCATCTGTATGCTTGACCCCCAGTCTTTTTGCAAGTTCGTTGACCGAAGCTTTTGTTATACCAAGCCTCTTTCCTACCTCTGTGGCCGAATGAGTCGGATAGAGCTCACGGATAACCTGATTCCTTTCCTCCTTCGCCTCCTTCTTACTTTGGATAAAGGAATCTCCGTGCAGCTTATGTAGCCACCAGTAGATAGTCTGTACGGTGCATCCGAATGACTTCGCCAATCTGCTAGGCGACTCACACGGATGTTCCTTTATGTAATTTTTCTGTTCGTCTGTAAGTACGTTCATAGGCTACTTTTTATCAGAAGAGCCGTAGCCATTATCGCCACGCTCTGTTTTGTTTAACTCATCCGTCTCTATAAGCATGATGTTGTCACTTGTTTCTAGGTGGAATTGCACGATTTTATCACCAACCTTGTATCGCGGCATATTTGGCATGACGTGATAGAATACGGCGGAAATCTCGCCAGTATAGGAGTCGTCGATAGTGCCTTCACAGTTACTGAGAATCATACCAGTCTTCCATATAGAAGAGCGACAACGAAACGTAAAGCATCTTGAAATATCGACAGGCTTGTTACGATTTTCAATCTGTAACGCAAATCCGAGACCGTATTTCCACACGTTAGGTGCAATCTCTTTCTCTGATACTGCATAGCAGTCATAACAGAAATCATCATCATGCGCCTTGGATGGCATAACAGCGTTCTCGTTTGTCTTTTTAAACAAGACTGGCACGCCAACAACCTCGGTGAATCTATCAATCTCCACGCCATCAACGTTCACCTTTCCGTAGAACATACCAGCAGGACGAGTCCAAACCTTGCGCTCCCCATAGAGAGCCTGATAAACAACTTCTTTCTCCTGAGTCTCGCTATTAGTGACCTCAGTAATAAATCTGTAATAACCTCCTTTGAAATGTCTGTAAATCTTTTCCATTTTAATATTTAAAGTTTAAAATTCATGTTCATCACATACTTGGTCGCAAGACGATTCGTGCTGATTAATACAACACCATCCTACGCCATAAGCGTCTTCGTTGTCAAACCAATGACAGTTACCGCAACATTTTTCTTCTTTCATACGCTGTACTGCTTTAATCTTTCTGCATCACGTTGAACATCTCTTAGCTTGAACGGATGCTTCTTATTGGACTTTATCAACTCGTTAATATACCTACGGGCATTCCAGTGATTTGTTAAACTTATTGCCTTGATGATACGGTGGTCTTTAAAATCGACTTTATATCCAGCTCCTGGTAATAATATGCGATTATAGCAGAGGTAACGAAATATCCAATAAGGTGTATTGTGCCGCATTATCTTCTTTGCTAATCTAATCTTCATACGCTATAATTGCTCTAATTTATTAATTATTCTAGAGAAGCGGGGCATGTTTTTAGAGTATTCACTTATACGATACTCTTTCACCATTAAGTCGTATACCCAGCGTAAAATCTTCGCATCCTCGTGAAACACGTTAATATCTTGTTCGTAAAATTATTCGTTTCTCCATACGTTACTTCTTCTTAGTTCTTATTCTAATATTAAACTCCCAAAGCAGAAAGCCTACATTAATTTCATAAACACCATTATAAGGCTTCCATACGATTAAACCTGGAATGAAATAAAAGCACCAATCGTATTTGGTTATAAGATATTTGAGATTAAAACTTATCTTCTTCATACGCTACTCCTCCTTATCGAATTTTGACCTCAATACAACGATTCTTTTGTACCTTGATACAAATATCCCAAATGGAACCTTTAAACCTGTATCAGTATTAAGAAACTTACAATCGAGCTTCTTCAGTCTGTCATTCCATGCCACCTCAATAACACTACCTGTTTCAATGTTGGATATGATGTCGCCGGTATAAATCTCCTTCCCGTTCATATCCTTTTCGCCCGTGAACTGACAGACGGTAAATGGAACAACCGGCGATGTCAGTTGATTCTCATAGTCTGTGATCCAGACGTTATCAGAATCTCTGTGATGAACCAAGTCTCCTATTATCCATTTTCCATCCAAGGTTTTCTTTGCCTTGAACTTAATATTCCCTATTTCCATAAGCTATCTTAAAATCTTAATTTTGATATCTAAGTACTTTTCCATTTCTTTTAACCCATTTTCGTTTACACTATAATAATAAATATCACGCATAGCCCCTATACCATAAGGCCGAATGCTTCTTTTAGCATATTCTTTTGACCATAATGAGTCCCATAAGGTATCTGGCTCATCATAATACATCACTCCATTGCGAAAGGCTTCATAAATACCTCTTTTTGGTTTCTTCCAATCTAAGCCAATGCAATGTTTCATCTTGTATAATTCGTTTGATGTAAGCATACTTATTCTTATTTAAGTTCCATGTGATTCTATAAACTTGGTCAAATCGAGAGGGAACTTCTTTTTAAGTTCTCTTGCACGTTTACGTCTCTCCTTCCTTGTAGGTGGAGGTACGTATACCCTACTATCAGAAATTAAGTTATGAATAGCAGTATCTACTATTCTCTTCAATAATTCTTCCATGTTACTCTTCTTTAAGTTCTACTGGCTCATCCTTCCAAGTAAGTTCTTTTCCGATGAGCTTTTTAATGCTACCTTTTGGAAGTTGAAAACCATAAGCTCCATATCTATCTTGTGGCAACCAATAATTATGTTCGATACAATCACCAGCCCACATATCAGGCTTGCTGTTGAATATCCATTCTCCGATATAATCTACTGCTACCCATGCCATAACTATTCCTCCACTTTTACGCCAAATGGAGTGCCATCGGCAAAGGTGAATTCATCAAAGGCTTCATCATATTTATGACCAACTTGTGTAAACGCACTTTTTTGATTCAATCCACTCATACACAATCTAATTCCTTTGTCTTTAGTCTTCACCCACCCAAATGGCTCATGTTTGAGCATTTCTGCCCAGCACTCTTCTGCATCCTTGAATGGGCGATACTCTGATTCTGGCTTGATTCGGTACTCAAAATCATCATCAAAGCTTGGGTCTTCATCATCATACCATAATGACTTGTCGCCTTTAACACATCTACTCTCGATTGCCTTTCCTTCGGCAAAAGCTACCAAAATTGGCAGCATTTTTTTAGCTTCTTTTCTTGTCATACTCAATCCTCCAATTTTATATTATGTTCATCTGCGAAATAATCTTCTACCTCTTCGCAAAACTGACCTTCGCAAAGTGATTCTGGGAGTGCTCTGCTAGTATAATACTCTCGTTGGCATAACTCACAGATTTCATTTTCGTAATTATTTCTTAACTCTTCTCTAGTCATTATTCACCCTCCTTTCTGACTATATAGTCATACATAGGTTTGCGGTTTCTACGATATTTATTACATATCTTTTCTGCCTCTTCCTCTGTATCGCAAGTTGCAATAACTCCATCGGGATATGTATCCCAATATCTAACTACCTTAAATTTTGTCATACTTCTAATTCTTTTAAAATCATTTTTACCAAGTGATAATTATCTCCATCCCAACCTTCATCTAACGCTTTGCCATCAAAAGAAGTATGATACCTATTGACGTAATCAAAGATTGCGTTGCAAAAGAAATCATCACTTGTACCCTCGCCAGATTCTTCATCACAGAAACCTTCGTAACTTAGGAGTTCTTCACATTCCTTGTGAATACAGATGGTTGACCTATATTCGGGAGTAAACTGACGTATATATTTCTGTCCTACTTCTATCGTACAACCACACAAATAACATTTGTGAGGTTTGCGTGCCTTACGCTCTGAATTCATAAAATCCATAATCATTTTATATTACTTTCTATACACATTACCGCTCATTGTGCTCACGCTACCAGTGATGTCACCGCAAGTGACATTTCCGCTCATAGTATGCACATTGCCCTTGACATCTTTGCAATGAACATCGCCACTTGCTGTGCTCACGGAGTTAACGTATCCGTTTACGGATACATCACCACTTGTAGAATTAATACTATCAACACTACCCTCTACCTTTATCTCGATAGACTTTTTATCGAGATCATTCAGCAACACTCCGTTAACATACACTCCATCGTCAGTGATAGATATAGATTGCGCTCCGTCTATCTTCTTGCCGTTTACGTAGGTAGTACCATGGATACCGCCTATCGATGATTTTGATGAATTATTAACTATAATCATAATATATATTTTTATGCCCGAAGGCGTTAAACACCAATCTTTATACCAATAGCCGATACGACTATTGTGAGGAATATCAATACTCCTAGAATCAATCCTAGCATCATATCATCTTCATTTCCCATACCTACACCTCCATTTCTGAGTTAATTCCTAAACCAAAGAGAAGGTGCTGCAAACTATGTACATAAGGAAGGTCTACGCATATACTGCTACTATAATCAAAGTCGTCAAACCAAAACTTACCATCTTTCGATGTATAAGTAAGAAATAATCCGTCTTTGTAATAGAAGTATGCACAATCATTTATCTTTGATTTCTTCCATCCATTCTTTTCAAGAATCTCTTTAGTAAGAGGAACTCCAGATAATTCAGCTTGGTTTACTGAATGTCTTACATAAGATAATTCATAATTATTTAGTGCAAGTGTATCTATGATTGTATGTAATCTGTTTTTATACATTACAATATCATCTTTAATATATTTCTGTGCCATACGCTTTACTCCTTAACTTCTTTAAAGATTACACTTTTATGATCTGAACGTATTTTGATGCTACAATGGTATTTACGCCATGCTTCGCAATAAAACATCTTACTATCAAAGAAGCACCCTTCGCAAGATTCTTTATCAGTCTCAGTAACTTCAAGAGTTACTCTTTCTCCAACTTTAAGTCCATTCATCAGTCGTTCCTAGTAGATGTGCTGTCTCTTCGTTGTAAGGGATGCAATACAAGTTTGAACTTCCATCAATACATATATGATAATAATCTGTCTTATGTGAATAGAAGTTTAATACCCAATAATCTTCAGAACATCTTCTTGAAAGCACCTTATCAAATGGTTTCAGCTCAACCTTCGGTTTCAAGTCCACAATCTGTTTCTTCTCAGCATCCCAAGCCTTGTCTTCCTTTTCGAGAGCGTCAAAGAGAATTATTTGTTGAGTCTCTGTGATAGGCTGTATATGCTTGTCTTCAAATGATAACCAATCTTCAAAATTCAAGGTGCTCATATCATTTAACACATAGTAATCCAGCTTCTTTGAAGAATAATCAATGCTTTTGACTATACCATAAGCAAGATACCCCATACCAGAGATACAAACAATGTCCCCATCCTTAAACTCAGGCTGATTTTCAATCTCCAAGGTCTCACGATTGAGCTTGCCACCCAAACGTTCCTCTATAGTGTTGATGTAGGTCTGAGCAACATCCTTATCTTCGAGAGTGTAATTACTCGTTGCAATACCATCTTCATTCGCAAAATATATTGTATTCCCATTAGGAAGGACTTCAAATCCGTGCTTTGCCTTAAATAAGGCATAGGTATCATCTGTGAATCCGTTAAAGAAGACTTCTTTCTTACCATCATTGCTGATAAGGACATCGCCTTTCTTCCAAGCGAATTTGCGCCAGTCACGCATTCCTTTTGAAGGAAGGAGAATCTGTAAACCATCAAGCCAACCTCCTTCTGTACCTAATTTTGAATAATCAAACTTAATAGTACTGCCTACTTCATTAGTTGATATGCATTCAATATAATTCCCAACGTCTGTTATATGAACTTTATCTAACTTAACATCTATATTGCGTAATAAGTCATATAACTTAGTCCCTTGCGGCTTATCTTTAAGGATTTCCGCTATGTCTATTTTTGTTTCCATATTATTATACTCTTTTGAATTGAACATTCTTTCCGTCTTTTCTAATGCTTGCGCTACAGTTAGTTACACCTCATCATTGTATTTATAGACAAGCCCGACAACCAACTTGACAAGCTCATTGTTCGTCATAACTCTTGTGTCAGTATTACCAAGCCTCAGCTCATCAATAATACGTTCAGCAACCTTCTGAATGTGCCCCATCTTAGACAGGGGGAAACGCTCAATGTCGGAAGCCTTGTCAAGATGGAAGCTCTCACGAAGATAAGTGCCACGAATAACGCCACAAATTGACGGACTTTTTGTTACTACCCATACACCTTCATCTAACTCGTGACATATACGCATACACACAGGCTCGTATCTGCCATTTACCTTACCATACAAGGTGTTTGATATGTCGTGCTCAGGAATCTTGTATTCCTCGTATCGACCTTTACGGTTCTTCACATACAGCGGTGGAATCTTTTTCATTTTTCTTGCGTTTTAAGTTAGCTATTCTAGTTTCTCTAAGGTATTCCTCAGATTTCTTCAATCCGAGTTTCTTAGCTTGCTTTGTAACCTCGTAAACACTTCTGCCGAGGATCCTGGCAATCTGCTTGTTTGAGGTGTTAGGATAAGCGACCCTCAAAGCCCTTACGTGAGTCTCGTTCCAAGGAGTACCGGTATTATTCTGCTCATTCTCCAGGAATTCGCCGTCAGCATTAAGGTTGAAGCCGTTGAGGATACAGGCATTCGCCAGAGCTTTCTCGGCACGTTTCCAGTCGAGTACCTTCTGTCCAATAATCTCGAAGCCCAGATTGAACTTGTCCGGGCATTCAGAGAAGACTTCCTTGTCAACCTTGACCGGGTAGAGAATCTCCATAGCATTGCGCATGCGAGCATGAACTCCTCGAATAGGATTCGTGAAGCGTTCTGCGATGTTGACGGCATGAATACCATTATACTTATCCATCATCTCAGCAAAGCGTTCTACCGAGCTTACAAGCATACTGCTCATCAGTTCCGACATCAGTAGCATTGTGTACATCTTATGCTCTTTGACGTGATGCTTGAGGAACTGGTTATCTATGGCATAAAAGCATTTCTGTACGTCCAGTTTCAAGTCATCCTCGATGTTATCAGTCATATCAAGCCAGAGTTCGGACATACCGCATTCCTTCATATAGTACATAAAGACATCGATGAGTTCGTCAGAGCACTCCTTTGCCTCTGTAATTCTCTTCTTGGCCTCGAAGCGGAAGATTTTCTTGTTCTCCTTGATGAGGTTGTATGTGTCTGTAATCTGGGTCTGAACGATTGAGGCAAAACCACCGACCATAGAATAGAAGAGCATATAGAAGCGATTCACCTGCTCTTCGGTTGGTACTTTTACCGGAATTCTAGCCAATACCGGTCTAGAGAAGTTTGGATTCCATCCTGTCTGCATGCTACACCTCCCTCTCTACTGCCAATGCGCAACTGATACAGAAGACCATCAGGAGCGAAAGGAAAACGTGTTCAACCATAAAACAGATGAATCCGTAACCTGCGATGAATGCTGCGATAACGAGCAGGATCATCACTATTGAATGTTTGTATTTCTTCATATTACTTTGATTTGATGTTCCCGTATGCAGCCATATAGCTATCGAGCTGCTGTGTTGCGTGAACTAACTTCTGATTGTAGCTGTCTCGTTCAGCTCTAGCCTTAGAGATAAAGACAAAGCTGACAACGAATGATATTATTACCGTTATCACGATGAACAACCAGGGCAGCTTGTGAACTGCCTTATTGATTGCTCTTCCAAGGTTTCTGACGATAACCCAGGAGTAGATCCAGATGAACACTACCGCCTGCTTTGTGGTTGCGTTCTCAATACGTTCTTTCTGTGTCATAATTCTAAAAATTTACTTGGTTCGGTTGCACCAGTTATCGGTAGATTGCCAATAACCGGCCATCCATATTTCTTTCTTTGTCGCATCAGGGTGCTCACTGAGCCATTCCTCTGCCTGCTTACTTACGTCCGCCATCTTTATTACGTTTTGATTCTCTTTCAAGCTTCTTGTTCAAAACCTCAAGAGGAGATTTCTTAATATCAATACCTTTCAGTCGGCAGTACTCTTCATAAGATACGGCGTTTCTCCTAGCTTCTTCGTCCGCTTCCTTCTGACGTAATACATTCTTTTGGCTCTCAATCTCGGCTCTCTTCTCGTACACCTTACACATGTACCTTTCGAGAGCGATGAATAACTTCTGTGGATTTACAGTCCTGCCGACATAAATCTCACCGTACTCACCCATGGAAAATTCATAGAAGAATCGTGTAAGCTCTCCTGGAGATACATGGTAATACTCCTGCCTGATACGCTGTGCAATCGCATTGAACTGATAAGGAGTAGTAGCATCGAATGCACCTATAACCATAAACAGGTCAATAACCATTGTTTTGATCCACCATTCGCTTGCTCCTTCCTTGAAATACTTGTCGATTTCCACAAACGAAAGTCCGCCGTTCTTTACAGAGTCATACACCGTAGGAACGCTGCTGATTCTCTTTTGAAGAGTCGGGTATTTATTCAAGAACAAAGCGTATTGCGCGCCAAATTTCTCGATTGCCTTTTTGTACTCATCCGGCAAGGATAGAGTTGATCTTGTTGAAAGTTCGTTGCTGTTGTTCATAACTGTTTATGCTATTATTTTTCGGAGCATACAACCCGGAATAGTTGTTTCCCATCGAATGCTCAACGATAACCTTTGCGTATTCGGGATTTCCGTTTGACAACTGTAGAAGCTTCTTTTTGAGAGCTGCGAGTCCACGAGGCTTGTAAGTCTGGTGTTTCTCTTTCTTGTATGCAAGCCACATATCGAGAGCTCCTTGACATGGGTAAATCTCCTCCTGTTGCCCTTCTTCCTCAAAGTCGGATAAATCTTTGCCTAACGAGAATGCAGCACCCATAAGAAATATTCTCTGTTTCTCTGCGTCATTAGGGAACAATTCGCTAGACTTCTGACGTATGTTAGTTGGTAACATCATAAGCTATTGTATGTAATTTTGTTGTCTTTCTATATCATGTTGAATATGAAGTAGTGCGATATATTCATCAGAATCAGGAAAATCAAATCCAGCTTCTTCTTTTGCCCACACTTTGAAATCAGAAATTGATTTGCTCATTTCGTCTTTAGTGAGGTCGGCAGAAGAACGAAGATACTTATAGCATTCTCCTGTAAATTTATCAATCCCTTCTCTGAGGAACATATCTTTGTTCACTACCAGCTTATAGAAATGCGTCTTAACTTCGTCTAGAGTGTAGCCGTATTGGAGTCCGAATGCAGATAGGAGCAAATGGAGATAGGCATTCTGATTCAAAGAACGCCCACGTTTCTCTTTCAGCTCTACCATCGCACCTTTTTTCTCCAATTCGACTACTTTTGCCCTAAACGTTTCCAGTTCAAACGCATTTTTCAGGTTGAACCACATAAGCATTGAATGCTCGTTTGATTAACTCGACTCCCCTATTAAAAGGGAAGGTCTCCCCCACCGCCTTGTTGTTGCGCCTGCTGTCCGGCCTGAATCGGATTCTGCGAATTACCTGGAGGTGTACCACCGCCAAGCATTGCATTGCCGCCTGTCTGTGGTGGAACATATCCACCTGTCTGTGGCGGAATATAACTGCCTGCCGGAGCATTGACGTTCTGTTGAGGGTTAAGAGGAGGATTCTGTGCAATCGGCATGAGCTTCTCAACTTTCCATGCGTTGACAGAATTAAAAAAGCGTCCCTGGTATTCGTGAGCAGAGATATCGAAACTAACCTTTACGACCTCTCCAATCTGGAGAGCAAAGCTATTAATTTTATCCTCTCCGAAGACCTGAAAGCAAACCATTTTCGGATATTGTTCCTCGGTGGTAATCACGAATTCCTGTGACTTCCATTCTCCTCTTGCAGATACGCCAGAGCGCATCGGTAAGATGTTTGTTACTTTTCCTTGAATTTCCATTTATTTTTTGTTTAAAGAATTTTTTAAAACCAAATCGGCCAGCTCGTCAAAATAAGCTGCATCCTTGATAGCGGAGTCCTGTTCGCCCGTAACCTTTGATGCTATTGAGCCTTTCTGCATAATCAAGCTATAAAGATAGCCGTCGATGGTATTTGCACCCATAAGAATCCACGATGTAACCGCATTCTTCTGTCCGTTACGATAGGCTCGGCATTCGCACTGCGATAAGTCCGCCATCGTCCATGGGAGCTCGACGAATACCACATTGGAAGAAGCCGTAAGCGTAAGGCCTACGCCGGCTGCCTTGATGGAGCAGATGATGATTCTCTTTTTCCTAGCCTGAAAAGAATCAATAGCCCACTGCTTCTGCTGCTGGCTATCGGAACCGGTTACGGTGCAAACCTCATCCGGGAACTCTTTCTTGATTGCACTAACGACATCACGATGCTCGGCAAATACGATTATCTGCTCTTCGGTATCATGAAGGAACTCTATAGTCGCCTTCATCTTCCCTCGCCCAGATATAGAGCGAAGGTTCATAAATCTGACAAGAGCCTTCATTCGTAGCTTTTTTCTAGCTTCATCATCGGAACAATTCTTATATTCAAGAAGGTATGCAAGCAGGTCTTTCTGACAGGTATCGTACTCTTCCTGCGTTTCCGGGTCGAGGGCAACACTGATGGTCGTTCTGGTCAGATCCGGCAAATCCTTGAGAACATCTTTCTTTTCTCTGCGGAAGTAACACGTTTCGTGTATCTTCCGGTTAAGCTCTTCAAGATTCTCGTTCTCACCGTACCTGTTACAGAACTCGCCAAACCCTCCGAACTCGTCGTTCAGACGACCGAGGATAGCAAGCTGGCAGGCCAGGTCTGTTGCATGATTGACAACGGGCGTACCCGTGAGCTCATAAATATACTCCTTACCCTGGCACAATCCCATGATGATTTTGGACTGCCTTGTTGATGGATCCTTGACTCTTGCCGACTCGTCGATAATCACAGACTTGATAATCTTCAGTTCATCACGAAACAGGAAGTTTTTCAGCCGTAACGGTTTCGGACCGAGGCTTACGACGAAGTATTTTGCAAGCGATTCATAGTTGCATATCACCACATCATACAGGTTCATCTTAGTAAGATGATATCCATATGTCGCATTGACGGAATCGGTAAGAATGAGAGGCCGGAGGTTCGTAAACTTCTTTATCTCTCGTTCCCAGTTTACCTTAAGTGCGGCAGGGCAAACAACAAGGCAGGGGGTTGCCTTTGCACGTTCAATGGCGACGATAGACTGAACCGTCTTACCGGTTCCCATGTCATCGCCATTGATACAGCGCTTCATGGCAAGCTCCATGCGCACACCTTCTTCTTGATAATCGTATAATTTCGGTTTATCTGACATAATAAAAGTTATAATAAACACCACATTCTGAAAGCCCATTCAAGAGCCTTCTCTCTACCACGCAAATACAACTCGTCACCACGTTCAATCTTCTTATAGAATATTTTCTTCTTAGTCTTGGAGACCGCAAAGATAAAGTCCTGGTTTCCGTATCTTGGGTCTATACTGTGCGTAAGGTCCATGTACCACGCGCGGCTCCTATCCCAATCGACGAAATCGATCTGAGCCTCAAATTGCTCCTGTGACGTAGCTGCGGTGGTCTTCAAATCACCGCCGAACTCGCCGAGCCACCAGTCGAACTTACATCGCACAGGTAGTTCAAACTCGAAGCCCTGGTATTCCATCTTCATGTGTGGATTGATGAATGTTTTCTGACCGACCGCATTCTTCAGGACGAAATCAAGGAATCTATCCTTTGTTGCCTGTTTCTTCAGAACAGCAAGCCGGTCTAGACCCCATTTCCAATCCTTCTCCGTATATTTCTCGTCATCGACCGTCATGGCGTAATGATTACACTTTTCCGGTTCGGTAACGAGAGCGTCAACGAGAGTTCCGAGATGGAAAGCCTTTCTCTTGTCCTCTTCCTTTACGAAGTTGAGCTGCGGATTCAGAGCAAATTTCAACGCAGTGAGGTCCGAATTGGAGACCTCACTGCGAGAATAATAATGGTCAAACGGTTGTTCCGCCATATTACTTAGCCGTTACCTCATCCTCATATCTAATATAAGGAGAAACGATATACTCTTCTTCGCTGTTTGCGTGTTTCTCACACGCCTTGCGCATGAACTCCAATCTGGAAGCAAGCTTGTCTGGAGACATCTTGGAGCCTTCAATCGTCCACCACTGCTGAATGATATCGAGCCAAGCATTCTTGCCGGTAACAACAAGGCGTTTTGTTACCTTGATTTTCTGCTTACCAGTTTCTCCAACGGAAGTCTGGGCAAAGAGCGACTGAGCCTGTGCAGTAGCGTGCTGGGCTGCATTCTCTGCATCACGCTTCTCCTGCTCAGCCGCAAGCTTTCTCTGCTGCTCTTCTTTCGCAGCTTCGTCGGCCTTGCGGATAGCCTCTTCCTTAGCCTTGCGTTCAGCCTCAGCAGCGGCAGCTTCCGCCTCTTTACGCTTACGCTCTTCCTCGGCAGCTTTCAGCTCTGCTTCCTTGGCCTTGCGTTCAGCCTCAGCAGCTTTCAGCTCTACCTCCTTGCGCTTACGCTCTTCCTCATCCTTGACACGCTGAATCTCCTCCTGCTTCTTGCGTTCTTCCTCGGCAGCCTTTCGGGCTTCTTCTTCCTTGCGTTTACGCTCTTCCTCAGCCTTACGTGCTTCTTCTTCCTTGCGTTTACGCTCTTCTTCAGCCTTCTTGATTTCAAGAAGTTCAGCAATCTTAGAATCAAACTTCATAAGAAGCTCATCACGCGTAGCATTTACGGTCTGCTTATAAGATGCAAGAAGAGAAGCGGAAACCTCCTTGTAGGCTCCATTCATAATCTCCTTGGCATCATTCTCATCAATTTCGGAAGAGTATGAAGGCTTGTTATTAACGAAAAGATGTCCGAGGTCAAGAACATCAGAACACTCTGTAATACGTTTCTTAACTTCATTCTTGTTATCAAGGGTGAGAAGAGAGAACGTATTATTAAGTGAGTTGATAGCAGCAGAAGAATGCTCTGTAAGGAGATTGTTCAAGATATCAATCGTATCAGTCTTCAGCTTAATCTTGGCCTCCTTGATGCGCTCTTGACGTAGGCGTTCCTGCTCAGCCTTACGCTGCTGTTCAAGTTTGTATGCCGCATACTCGTTGCGTTTCTCCTGAATCTTATAGACAACAGAATCGGTGTTCTTGATAGAGATAAGGTTCTCCATCATAGTAAAACCCTTACGGACAATATCGAACACTTGGGTAACACCCTTACGTTTCTCCGTCATTGCTTTCTCTGTCAGTTTAGCTTTCTTGATAAACTCAGCGGCTCTCTCGTCAAGAGCATCGTTCATTCCGGAAACGCCAATATCAAACAACAGAGACTCACCTGCATTCACGCATGCCTCATAAGATTTCCTGTTGGCTTGCACCGCATTTTCCGTATCAGATTTTAGCGTTGCAATCTGTCTTGTAATATTGTTGGCTTGTTGTTGTACCAACTGCAATTCTGTATTTTCTGCCATATATAACAATTTTAAAATGGTGAATCACTGTCAACCTTTACCTTGACGCCTTTGTCTTCCGGTGCGGTATCTCCGGCGCCAAAGGCTTCCTGAGTCGGTTTCTGCTGAGTCTGCATGTCGATATCGGCCTGCAAAAGAGCGCCCAGACCAACCTTCAGTTTAGGATAGCCCTTGAACGCATGCTTGCATGTCTTCGAGATAAGGAAGCCTGTGTCGATATCTCTGAAATACGTTCTACCATCGTTTCCGACATAGTTTCCGCCGTAAAGAGCGTTGGCTTTGTGGTCTTTACCTCCGAACTTCTCCGAATACGTACGGAGACGGTCGATACCTTCGCGGTCAAGAACGAAGTAATCGTAGGCATTGTTCGGAAGAATAATCTTCACGTAACAAGCAACGATGTATGAATTTTCAGGTCGAGGATAAGTCTTTGCGTAATCAACGTACTTATGACCGTCTCGTTCACCGAAACGAAAATCGTCACAATTGTAAACTACGACAGGATTGTCACAACGAACAATCTGACCGGCTCGCTGGCGAAGAAGGATTTCTCCATATCCTGTATAGGTGATCTTGGCCGTATAATTCGTTTGTCGGGTATTCTTGTCGTAGTTGCTGTAGCCCATGAGGTAGCAGAGTGTCGTAGTTCCCTTTTCGAGAGACAAGCCGTTAATTGCCAAGTTCATGAAGGCATCGTGAATATTCAATGACGGAGCCTTTTCAAGGTAACCCTTGAATGAGCCATTGAGAAGTTCTTCGTTGAAGAATGCCTTCTGCTCTTCAAAGAATACTTCTCCACCCTCTCCGAACTTCTGATTGTACACCTCGATGAATCTGTCTCTTGCCAAATCGCAAATCTGATTATGAGGCGTTTTGTTTAACTGCTCTATATCCATTTGTATAGAATTAAAAATTAATGTACTCTGTTAATGTAACTAAAGTAAGTTTCCACGTTAATCTTTTCACCTTTAGAGTTAACTCTTTCGTAACAACGTGGAATCTTACCGAGCTTTCTTCCCTCGCCTTCCATATAGTCGAGATAGATAGCTCTAGCCGCCAGGGCTCTAGCGTGATTTGTGTCGAGGTCCATCAGACAGGCGTGAACCTCTCTCAGATGGACCACGGCAGCAGCTTCGCCCGGCGGCATAGATGCGATGATTTCGTTGATTCTACTCATTCTGATTCTCTTTGTTTTCCGGAGAGGAAGCATGATGTTCGAATACATCGAAGACCTTAGTTTCGTTAAGACCTACGATGTCGTAATCCAACATTGATTTTCCCATCACCTCATCAACGTATCGAAGAGCACGAGCCAACGACTTAGCCTGAACCAAGTAAGTTACGTTAGAACGCTTCTCCTTATTACTCTTCTCGTCAATAGTGATAAACTGGAGTTTTGCCTTGTACCACTTATCATCATCATCCAAGTCAGAGAAGAAAATCTCACCATAGTTGGTTTTCTTTGCGCTTGTAACGGCAGAATCGCCACTAATATAGCAACTCATTTCATCAATTACAGATGTTTCTGCCTCGGTGCAAGAATATGCATCAACAACATAAAGTTCATTGACTACTTTCTCCGAGCCATCCTCCATACATTTCTGATACTTAATCTTGGTTTCGAACCAAGATGCTGAACGACTTCTCATTACTCGCCCTCCTTCTTTTTTGCAACCAACTTCTTGACGAAATCCATGAAGTTCTTTGCCTCTTCGCCAGAAATCTTGACAGCACCGATAACTTTCTGCTCTTCCTCTTCGTTCTCCTCAGGAATCGGAATCTCTTCCTCTTCCTCCTCTTTCTTAAGGCGAACACCAAGGAGAGCGTTAGGATTGTTGTGCAACAACTGGTCGAGAATCAGCAAACAGTGAGTCTTTTCAAGCGAAGCATCCTCACGAACGATCTCATCAGTACTCTCGATGATTTTCATCATCTCGTTGTACTCTTCTGCGGACTCGCAGTTCTTTGCGAGCATCTTGATGACTTTAAAGCGGTCAACTTCAAAAGTCAACTTAATCTTACCTTTGTCCATAATTTAAAAATATTTTAGAATTAAACTAACTATCTTCCTTGTCAAGCCCGAGTGCATGTGCAGCCATTCCTACGACTGCAAACATCAGCACTGTGCATATTAGGCATTTTACCAATACTATCATACATTAAGTCTCCTTAAAGTCTAATGGCAAGATGGCGGAAGAGATTCTAATCTCCACCGCAATCACAGCCAAAAGCAACAAAAATAAACTATATAACAATAAAACACTTATACCTTATTATATAATGGTGCAGTCAGAAGGAGGGTAATCAACGATTTTCCACTCATCCTTCTTTATCTTAATAGCCTTGCGGAATATCACGACAGACTCGCCGTTGTGACGTTTTCTGTTGTGGGCAATAAGTCTTGCCACGACAGCCTTAGTCGTTATCGAGAACTCTCTGAGCTTAGAGGTGTAGAGGCTCTTTACATCGCATATCACAATCTTATCACCTTCCCGGTAAACGAAGTCGGCAGTATAGTTATGGCCGTAAAGCAGTGACCTTCTCTCGTACTTGACCTTGGTCTTAAGCTTCTTTGGTTTCAGCATCCATACCGGATTGATTGCCGTGATGGTCACCTGTCTGTGGATACAGCTTATGCCAGGATCATCGAGGATGGTCTGCATGTACAGGTACTCTTCCCTGGAATCGTATTCGTTCCCGTCAGGAGCATTGTATTTCTTCGACCCTACTCTTCCCATGCTGCTCCTGCCTCCTTTCCAGGATTCTTCAGAAGCTTCTGGAACGCCTCGGCTCCAAACCTCTGCCATTTACCACTATTGAACTGCACAAGATATTCTCCCTTGCGTAGTTCTGGTTTTCCGTCCGTGTAGCCAGGAAGCAGCTTGACAACGATATTGCCATCATGCCACTGCTCGACACGTTCGACGCATTCCTGCTTAAGGAGCTCGTTAACCGTCTCCTTGCGCACTCTTATAGTCTTTTTCACTTTCATCTACAGAAACCTCTCCGGTTAGCCCACCACGCAAGGCAGGAGAGGTGATGCACGTGGTGATACAATATGAATACATTACTAAATAGCCTACGTCAAGAATCGGGAGGAGGATGACTTAACAACCTCGCTCCCTTTCTCTAACCAATAAAAAATTTAAAAAACGTTTGACAAACACATTGAGCTACATGCAGGACTCGAACCTGCGACCCCTTGGGTACAAATCAAGTGCTCTGACCAACTGAGCTAATGTAGCGAATACCTCCTACTTTCACAAGCAAGAGGAAAATCTAAGAATGTTTCCATTTTCATCTAATCATCATAATGGAATACTCTGAACGCTTTCAGAGGAACAATGATAAAATAAATACAAAAATTTACCTACTTGTGAAGCCCAGGAGAGATTCAAACTCCCAACCTCGCGGTTCGTTCCACGGCTCTATTCAGTTGAGCTACTGGGCTTACCATTTCAACCAATTAAATTTCATGAAAAACGAAAAGAAGCTTATAGGGGTGGAGGATGGACTCGCACCATCGACATCCTGCATTTATAACAGGCGCTCTAGCTACTGAGCTACTCCACTTGATTTAGAACGAATATAATCTATTACACGAAAGCTCTTTTAAAAGCAGCCTACCCTCACGGGCGAGCTGCCTACATGTATCAATCTTTTTCACCTTATTTTAATTTGAAGAAAACTTTAGTTGCAGGTGCAGAACTCGAATCTGCGACCTTTGGCTCATGAGGCCAACGAGCTAGCCAACTGCTCCAACCTGCGATATGGCAGCCTATTCTTACGAACGAGCTGCGAAGGAAACAATTCATATAAGTTGAATATATAATATCAACAGAATGAAACAAACAATCATTTATTTGGAGACGATGAAGGACTCGAACCTCCATCTCACGACGATAAGAACGGTATCATCTAGTTGTCGCTGTGCTTCCATTTACACCAATCGCCTCAGCAAGAACCTCAAGTCTATGTATTCTACACCTTATATATAATATAAGAGGCTTGCCAACGCCAACCATTCTCGATGGTGGACTTGCATGGCCATAGGGTTCTTTGACTCTCCGGTGCCTGTTATAGGTCCAGACACCTTCGGCCAGAGATTTACATCTTCTTCTCATTGATCCTCCGCTTACCACGACAATTCTTCGTTCCGTGGCAGTTCGGCGGATGGGAAATTTATGAAAGAGTAAATCATGTCTAACTGGTCTTCCGTGCTACGTGCGTTCCTTCTGGGCATCTTCGCTATAGGTTCCCGACCTGAGATAATTAAATCCGCTCTACCCGTACTATCTTACACGTACACTAACGCTATAATGCGCTATATGTCCAATATGTCAAAGAACTACTTCTCCTATCCTTTTAGAACCTCTACTGATGCAAGATTGTAGCTGCACGGACTACATACTTTATAAGGTAAGGACTTACCTTTGCACCGTTCGAGAATACGAAACGGATTTGTAAGAGAGTGTGAATGAGGTGAGGCTCGAACTCACGGCCCTCGGTTTAGGAAACCGATGCTCTATCCAACTGAGCTACTCATCCAAAATGGGGCGCAAACGATATGGGTAAAATCCGCCCCATCACTCATCGCTATGAGTTATCAACATAAAACTAACCTATCACACTCACGGGCCACGGCATAAAGCATGAATAACTAAAACTTACTATTATTAACTAACAACCTTATTCTTCTCTATCATCTTGCGGACATCAGACACCTTGTAGAATACAGTGTTACGCACCTTATAGTAAGGCAGGATGCCTGCTTCCCTCAGATCCTTGATGTACTCTTTGCTGACTCCTCCAAGGTATGCCAGGATTGTCTTATTGGTCAGGAATTCCTGGTCTACTTCCTTCAACGAGATAATTTTCTCCACCACGTCGATACCGACCTTACTTCGATTCTTGCCTGGCATAAGCTCAATCTCTTAAAGCAAACGTTGCTGCGGAAAGGTACGCCATCAGCTCTATACAATCCTGTTTGGATAACAAAACATCAACTTCGTTATCACAACCATCATTGGCATTAAGGACAACTACGTCACGAGTAACCGATATGGGACCATCCTGCTCCTTAACCGTAGTCGTGCAAACAGAAACGTTATTATTACACACAGAACCAACTTCGGAAGACTGAAACATATTATTATCCGCATCCTTAAAGTCCTTGTAATCTCTTAGCATAAAAATAGAGCTAAAGAACTCCTTGCCATGATCTGCTATTTTTGCAAAAACATCTTTACCATTCATATTTTTTATTTTAAAAAGTTTTGAACCGCTTGTGATATTGCTTGCGAAGCGTCCCTGCACGTATTGGCGCAGTTCTTAGCTCCATTAATGTTCTTTCCTTCGATTTTCTTCTTTGCTAGATCCTCAGAAAGTTCAAGTATCGCAAGCTGAGTACTACTCATATTATCACGTATACTTTGCTTTTCTGTAATATTCAGCGCCTCACGAAGAGCAGGAACGCTACGACCAAACAAACCTTCATAAGAAGCTTTGGTACATCTAGAGAAATCTTTTCCAGTCTTACACCCGTGTTGACTCAGCGTATGCGTAAGAGCGTTCCTAGTACTGATACCCTTGAATCGCTTATCAACCCATTCGTCTCCTTTTCCTTTTCTTTTGTAAGCTGCACGAGCTTTATCAAGATACAGTTCTGGATTCTTTTGAGCTTTGATTTCTTGCAGGAAGACTTCGTTAATCTGAACAGCCAAGTCCTTATTGAGATACCGGGCATATTCAAGGAATACTCGCTGAGTTGCGTAAGTTCCGCCGCCCTTTCCTCGCTTAGATTTTATAATGTCAGATTTTCCGACATTTAAGTTTTTACACTCTGATTCTAAGTACCTTGCGGTGTCAGGCAAAAAATTCCAATGCCTTGGATCTTGACTTTTAGGAGAACCTAACATTCTCCACAAATCATTCAGAGAATACATTTCGCCATCCCTACCGATTGCTTTCAGGGTTATGGCGTTGAACTTTATTATTTCCTCCATACTTCAACCTTTTAAAGTTTACTACTCAACGACCCTCTTCCTTCGATTGACCTTTTCCGCTTCCGCCACTCCGATTGTAATCGTGCTACCATTGATTCTGCAATAGTAAGTACAACCATCAGTTCTAGGGTAAGCCTTCTTGACGTAGCCGACCGTATTTTTGGCAGAGACGCAAGCAAGGTAACTAGGAAGCTCGACGGTAATAGAACCGCCTACTCCGATACTTCGGATATCACTAACTTGTATTTTACTCGCCTTCATCGCTTAAACTTTATTGTTTTTACTCATATTAACTAAAAATATTTGGAGAAACCAAGAAAAACCCGTATCTTTGCAGTGTAGAGTTGCTTGGAATGGGATAAATCTCAGTCCCTCCGCATTTCGTCTTTCTGTTTTTACCAGTTTGACGATTGCAAAGGTATGGAAAAATCCCGAAACTTCCAAAGAAATCCCGATATTTCTCGGGATAATAAATATTTATTAACATTTTGCGACTTTTTAGTTGCATATACAAAACTTAATTATGGAAAAAGAAGGAATTATCGGGAGAATTAAGGTTCTCATGTCGGAAGGAGCTGATAACGCCAATTCTTTCTCTAAGAAGGTGGGGATTGATCCGTCAGGGTTCCGCAAGAAGATGAAAGGAGAATCTCCAGTTATGCCTAGAGATGTCAAATTAATCTGTGATGTCCTAGGTGTAAACAGGGAATGGCTCGAAACCGGAGAAGGCGAGAAACGAACCTATTCGTTAGGATTCGATAAAGATTCGCTTAACCGGTCAATCGACAAGTCGTTCACTCAATGCGCGTACGGAGAAGACGCAAAGCCTTTCTATGACGTAGACTTTGCATTGGGTTTTAGTGAGATGTATAACGACTCTCCCAACGTGCCTATGAAGTACATCTCAGTGCCAGGTTACGAGAAGACTGATTTCTGGTGTCGGACATCAGGCGACAGTATGAAGCCCCTTATAAGCAACGGAGACATCATCGCCTTGAAGCAGATCCTTGACTGGAACGTGTTCTTGCCTATGAACGAAGTATACGCCATTATGACGACCAACGACCTCAGAACAGTGAAGATCATCCGCAAGGGTTCGGACGATGCTCACTTCACCCTCCACGCATACAACGAGGAGTTCGAGGATCAGGAGATACCGAAGGAGGCAATAATCAAGGTGTTCAAGGTTCTTGGGTCATTAAAGGCAATATAATTAATAAAAATATAAATTATGAAGAGAATATTAATGATATTGACAGCAGCGTTGTTCTCCTATACATCTTATTCGCAAGTTGTAATGGGAAGAGACATAACTACGACCAGCAAGAAATACACTGCATTCCTTGCGACCAAGGGATACAGACCATACGAAACGGTTTCTGGAGTAAAGAAGTTCAAGGTTAGGTTTGCTGGTTTCAATAATGTAAGAGAAGAAGTGCATTATGACACTAGCAATGACTCAATCACGCAAGTAAAGTTTGTATTCGAGAACAGAACGCAAAGCGAACTAGAGGATGCATACTTCACTCTTCTCAAACAATACAAACAGAAGTATCCTAATGGAGAAAATGGAGACATGAAATGGGAAGGCTTTGATATGTACATGTGGCACTACAACCCATCCAAAGGCTCGAAGAGGTCTATATATCTAAGCATAGACAACATCAAGCATGAGATGCAGGTGCAATACTTCTCAAACTACGAAGAGAAAGAAAACAAGAAAATAGAAATTAGTAGTGATATATGAAAACAGCTAAAGAAATCCTTGACGGGAAAATCTACAATAGATTCGATCTAGCAAGAGCTTGCGAAGATGTAGCGCGCTTTTTCGAAGAATCGGAAGCGAGTTCCAAGTTAATAATCAGCGGGAAACAATTTGATGACATAAGACCAGACGCAGACTTCTACGGATACTTTATGTACCAAGGTGACGAGGCCGTAAACAAACTTGTAAACTCTAGAATAGCAACAGAAAAGATGGGATATATCGGCTTAGGCTTTGCCTTAATAGAAACAGAAAACTCTTGCGTCAGAAAACTTGTTGATGAGCTTAGAAAGAACAAATTCTACGCAGAAAGAGTTTGCGCAGGTATTTATGTTGTGACAATAATATAAACTTTGTCAGCAATATGCAAGTAATAGAAAACAAGAATTTATAAATAGTTGAAAATAAGAGACTTATAGAATTAAGATGATTACAGTAACAAATCTTGCAATTCAATTCGGTAAGCGAGTGCTTTACAAAG